TTGTACTGTGGGATACGGCACATATTTAGGTACAATCTTAGTTCTTCTGAGGTCGGATCCCACGACGGAACAACCTCTGGGTACAATAATGCCACCACGAGTTGAATTGAATTTGTAAAGCTCATTGGATGCAGACGTTAAATCAAAGTTACTATTCTCATTGAATGGTTGGATCTGGTTAAAATCTGTTAAACCTGGTCTATTATCTAAAACATACTCTGAGGGATATAGGTATATACTGAATGCGTCAAATTCGTCATTACTTAAACCAACTCTATATGAAAATCTCGATACTTCTAAAAACGCACGTTGCAACGTCTTGAATGGACGTAACGCTGAGTTACCTCTATTGTCAAAACTATCTGACGCATCAAAATCATCGGGGTTGACGTATATAATACGTCCAGTCCTCGATGTGATGATATTTTTAAGACGAGTTAGTGCCATTTAAAGAATGCCTACTGAATATTTAGTTAGGGTGCTGCTCCACCACCACCATCAGTGGTAGTCTTGGTCATATTCACAACTTCATAATCAGAGGAGTTAGATTCAAATCCATTTACAACAAATGATACTCCTGTATTTGCTGCACGACAGACTAGGTTTTGACCAGGTCCGACGACTATGGATGAGTTTTTGTCAGTTACATTTGCAGCGATTGCCTTATCATAGAAGACATAATCACTTACATTATAAACTCCTGTAGCAGAAGTTTGTATACCTGAGGATATTGTAGCGACATTAAATGTTAGGTTTGCTGCTCCACCACCACCTAGATCGCTATCAAGGATGGTAACAGTGTTTCCTGCAGTGTGATTCTTACCACCATTCAATACAGTTACGGTTGCTGCACCTGTAGATGCTGCTACTACAACTTGGAATGATTGTCCTGTGCCACTACCGTTAGTTGATCCAGTTACTGTATATGTGTTGGCAGTCCTACTTGCATCAGCAGCACCGATTGTATCAACAGTTAAGATCTTACCATCAACAACTTCGCACATAGATCTTGTGCCATTAATTTGTGTTGGGGAATCATAGAAAGTATCACCAACAGAGAATGCTGCTGAATTTCTATCAATAGAAACCTTTAGATGATTGGTTGCAGGGTCATATCCATGGACGTATCCATAAGATCCTACATTGACACCACTTGCATTTATTGTTTGTGTAGTGGATCCAACAGTAAATGTATCTGCTGCTGCAAGTGCTTCACCTGCTACATTGTAAATGTAAATTCTTGTGTATGTTGGTGTTAGTGACACGTTAACAGTGAAACCACGACCTGTAGTCTGTGAGGGATCTACTCCATCTTCTGAATATACATTCAAGAGGTTAGAGGTAGATGATGTGACACCAATAGACACTGTGCAACCTGCAGATCCTGCAGTACCTACCTTTGTAACACCTGTGGTGTATTCAGTACCTGATCCATTAGGACCTTCAGTATCATCTGCTGAAAATCTAAATGCATTACCTGCGTTAGTTGAGTTACTTTGATCAAAGATGTAAGTCCTGTTAAGGTCTAATTGTAGTGCTTGGTTAAAGATATGATCGGTAGCACTTGCACCTGTTGTTGATAAAACAAACTTTGTGCTAATTGTCTGAGATGCAGTTGCACTGAATGATACAGTTGCTGCTGCTCCTCCTGCAAAGGTAATAGGCTCATCAGTTGTAAACCAGTTGAGCAGATATTGTCCGTTGTTAGTTAACAATGTAACGTTAGCACCGTTGTTGTGGTTAACGTCAGATGTACCATAAGACCCACGAGTAACAGTTAAGTCATTACCTGCAACACCTGTAACTTCTAGAATCTCGTTATCAATCAAGATAAAACCACCAGTAACAAAACCAGTAGAGTCAGTTACAGTTAGAGTTACATCACTCGCTGCATATGTGCCACCCTCGTCAATCGTTGTAACAGTAGCAGATGCTGACCACGCAACAGATAGACGTCCTGCAGGAATTGCTGCAGGAGTTGTGCCTAGTGCACCACGAGTAATGGTCAAGACATTAGTCGTAGTATTAATACCAGATGAATCAATAGAGATAATCTCACCAGTGCTATCACTTGGTGTTGCAGATGGATCTCCAACAGTAATATACATACCGTCGGCAAGACCAGTATTTCTATCTACGTTTACTGAAGTAGCACCTGTGGTGATATCAGCAACCTCAATGTAACCAGAAGTACCTGCACCAATCAAACCACGGTTAGATGCAGTGACCCCAGAGGTTGACCCTGTAATTGTCTCACCATCTACAGGTGTACCAGTTAGAGTATCAGCAGCGAAACTAAGTTGAATGATCTCAGAGACCTTAGTGTAATATGTAACAGCAGTCGTAGGTTTGAATACATCAAGTATAGTACCAGTGGCACCATTAGTTGTCGTAAAGTTTGTGCCAGGCACCGCTTGGGTGTCTGTAAAACCTGGATTAAGATCTAGATAATAACTTGATACTGGATTACCTAGAGCAAATTTATATGCACTAGAATTCAATCCATCAAGATGTAATACTTGATCGTAATCTCTCAACGCCAATCTATATGTGCTACCAGATCCATTCTGGTTGCATACATTAACTACCGTCGATGCTGTGTCCGTAATATTCGCTTTATAGAGCGACGTGTCTGTTGTTGCTGCAGGTGATACTGCAGCTAGTCTTCCTGCTGTCATTTCTTAATTACCATCCTGACTGGAAATGTGATTGTAGTCTTAGTTGTCCTCCCAAGACAGGTGCCGAAATCGGACCACCAAAACTAATACCCACCTCAGCGATGTTATTCGTTGAAAGTAAAGTCGCATCCGCATTAGGGAATTGAATCGATACTGCTTCAGTGATATTAGAGACGTCAATAGTAACAAGACCGTTTAAATCGTTAGGGTTGTTAATCTTAGCGGATTCAAATGTCTTATTAACCAACGTTTGAGTCTTCAATTCTGTTACTAAAACTGAAGAGTCACTTGTATTTAGGGGAGCAGAAGGGTCGTTATTAGGGAAACTATAGGAATAGTTTTGATTATCCTCAATATTAGATAAATCAAACGTTACTTTCCTATTAATACCGACGGTTGCAGTTGTATCTGCAAAGATTGCACCTTGATATACTTTATTACTTAGTGTTTGAGTAGAGTCTGTACCTACAAGTGTAGCATTAAGGTTATCAAATGTGATAGTACGGTCTGCGGTTAGACCAGAAGAATCAAAAATGACCTTTGCTGTAGGATTTTGAGGATCTCCAGAGGGTGTATTCGAGAACGTGGGGTTAATCATGTTCTTGTTGAATATATTCTGCTCTGTGATGTCATCAATCAGAGTAGATTGTGTCTCTGTAGCACCAAAATCAGGTAACTTATAGAAGTGAGTACCTACTGACTGCCATGAGTCACACTCAAACTTTGCAATTTTATCAGTTGATGTTGATCCAGTAATAGACAATTCGCTATCTTTAATGATAACCGACTTGTTTGTCAATGTCTGGAAGGTGTCATTAGCAACCATCGTTGTAGATGTGTTTGCACCTACATCAGGTAAGTCAAATCTCTTTGTACCTGATTGCGTAGAGATTGTATCAGCATTGAAGAATGCTCTCTTCGCAGGGTTTTGGTCACCTGTTAAGTAAAACTCAACGTCTTTAAACTGAGTAAGACCTTGTACAGTAAAATAACCACTACCTTGAGGAGTGATTTGTACGTTACTGTTTGCACTAGCAGTATCTATAGCAGTGATGTTGACCGTTGAAGATCCATCAGTGTTTGATACTCTAGTGTTATAGATTGTCGCAGACCCAAAAGTTATACCAATCTCATTTGCTTGTGCTTGGTAGAGTCCTGTGTCCCTGTCCAAATCGAAACATAGACCTGGCGTGGCTGCAGTTCCTGCACTCACACCTCTATGCAACTGGTTTACTTTGGCTTTGCGGTTTGGTTGCAATGGGTCAGAGATAACTACAGGGAGAATCGACTCGCCAGTAACCTCTGCATCCGTTATTGCACTTAATTGTGATATTCGCTTTGTTGCCACAGCAAAACCGCTCGCTATTTAGTTACAACTTTATTTATACAATAAACACTATGCGTCTGGGACTTCCTCGAAATTTTCGACAAACCCAGTCAAATCCCACATAAGTGGGTGCATTTCCTCTTCGCACAGATAACAAGAGTATCTATACATTTCATCCATATCATACTCATTAGATGTATCTGCATCTAATTGTATCTCTGGATCTGACTGCATGAACTCTGGTATTTCGTCAAATGTGTATGGTATTCCACCAATCTTATAACACTTGACTATTTGTCTACCCCCTGAGTTTTCGGGTAACTCGAGGTAACAGTAGTTTTCTGTTAACTTGACATTTCCATTCATTAGAAATCTTGAGTCATTTCTCTCATAGATTCCGCTACATATGTGCCCACAGCAGCAGGATCGGGGACAAATTCTTCAGCGTCTGGAATATTCACATCATCTGGTAGTTGAGTGTATCCCATTACTGGAGTAAGCAAAACTGCTTTTTCATCTTTTGTAATAACCTTGATCGTATGACCCTTTTCACAAAGTTTCAAAGCAAAATCAAAGTTACCTTCAATCTCTTCTTGAGTAAGAGTGATAATGTTACTCATGGTGTGTATGTAATAATGTCTTTTGGGACTACCGCTTGAAATTGTGCAATGGTTTCTTGGAAACCTTCACTACCCTCGTCATCCCATTTGTATTTAACAATTTCTTCGTAGCCTGCTTCGTCTAATATAGTAATTTTACGTTGACTCATCTTTACGAAGATGTGAGCAACAGCATCAGAATCCATAATATAGGGAGTTAGTCCCTATATCATACATCAGTTTAACAAAACTGGCAAGCCATATATTTGTGTAGGACCTGCAGAGCATCCTGCAGCGAAGAATCCAGTATTCACACCATATGATGCGATACCGTTGTTTACTTGGTTAATGATAGCACCACCCGCAGCATTTACAATCTCTGCAATACCACCTGAGGCAGTGTTAACAAAGGTAAAATGTGCTCCTGTTGTGCCACTTACTACGTCTGCCATACCACCAACCAGAGTGGTAGCATTAGCAATACGAATATGTAGAGGTGGTGTAGCAGGTGGGATACCTGGTTGATCTACACATGCATCAACAATAGATCCTTTAACCATCTGGAATATACCAGAGATCTTAGGCATGATATCAAGACTAAACATATTTACAAATGCCAGCTCACCTGAGCCCAAGAATTTACTGATCCAGTTTGCTTCCATAGTAATCTCACCATCAGCAACTAGATCAATAGCGTTACCTTCAATCTTAGTTACCTGTGCTGCGATATTAACTTTGTCGGCTGCTTGTAGTTTTATGTCAGCTCCTTGCATGGTTACAATACCACTATATGCAATGGTGTGGTCACCATGTTTCACTTCTACAGATGATTGCTCTTTATCACTACCAGACTTAGTAGGGACTGCTAACTGAGATCCACCTGGTCTACGTCCCCACTTATCTGAGCCTGGCTCTTTTGGATATGAAGGATACACCTGTGATCCATATACAGGCATAGGTGGTTTATAGAAATTAGCATTATCTGTAGTAGATGATCCTATAGCACTCTCAGTCTGCACGCCATTACCAGGTTTAGATGATCCTGTTGTCTCAGTAGGATCTCCATTACTCTGACTCACATTCATAGCACCTATAACTTCTATATTATAGTTACCCATAACCTTGAGGAAGTAATCACCCTCTACAGTTAATGTTTTATTTCCTTTGACTGTCTCACAATCATCCTTGGCTATGATTCTTGTGTTGTTATGTGGGACGTTTGTGTGGACGTTACCAATTCTATCCTCAATGATAGACACACCACCAGGTCCTGATACAATACGTTTTTCTTTACCAGGCGTAGCATCTTCAACAATACTTGTGCCGTTTAAGAATGTCTGAGTTGTCTGTCGATACGGATCCAGTTGACTATAGAAATCATTAAAGAATCCTCTTCCAGTCTTGTCATCAGCATAATTGGCTGCAGTAGGGGATGCCCCACTTGCTATAAGTGCCTCACCAAATGAATCACATTTAGTAGTCCCCAGTAAAGGAAACCACCCTTTCGTCTTATTAACTTTCGTCGTTCGTCCGCAATCTTTTGCGAATAATGCTTTTAGAATACCTAAGATAACACCTAGTAGTGATCCCCAATCTAACTTAGAAAAGTCTGTAGTGAGGATAGTCTTAACTGCACCAGTCAGTGCTGCAATCTTTTTACCACCTGCTACCACGCCCAAGATACCAGTCATCATGGTGCCTATGGTGTTTGCAGTGTCAGCCATTGCATTCTGTGCACCAGTTAACATACGATCGATAATACTATCAACCTTATTAGTGATGTTATCAATCTGATTAGTAACCTTATCAACAATACTATTAACTAGTCCATTGGTAAAACTACTAATATCACCCAATGCACTGTTAACTAGACCTAACCATGCAGGCACTGGGACACAAAAGATCTCTAAGATCTGATCCAATGCTGCCATTAGAATCTTGAGCACTGCAAGTGGCACAAACTTTGCCAATAGTTTCACAAGAATATTAACTGCTTTAGCTACTGCTTCTGCCATGGCTTGCTTTAGAGGTGCAAGCATACCAGATAAACCACCACTTACGAAGTTAACAATCTTATCAAGTCTTTCTTTGATAGGGTCGCCAGGTATAATCTTACCAGTGATGATAGAAATATATTGTCCGTCCTTTCCTCTTGCCAACTGATTGCCCATATTACCCAACTCAGTGAGCATACGAGATACGTCTGTTTTAAATCCTGATCCTGCTGATCCATTTACACCGTCAGCAACACCCTCCATCTGAGATGGCACGATCATAGGGTTAGTTGTTGGGTCTCCATGACCTGAGTTAACAACTGCTGCCTTTCCTAGTGCACCTCTTGCTTCATCTTCTTCTCCGCCAGGATTAGCTGGCACTGTAATTACTTTAGGTGCAGTATTACCTGAGTTTACCTTTTCACCTGTTAACGATTCTGCCTGTGGTGGACTATCTTTATCTTTGTTTGCTTCTTCTGGGTCAGCAGCGAAGGTATCGCCTATTGTCCCTGTCTCCTTCACTGTATGGAAAGCACCCAAAACCATTGGGATCTGTCCTTCCTCTCCATCCATGAAGAAACCTACCACCATAGCACCTTCTTGTAGTGATGCGGTAGTACCTACTTGTTTTACTTGTGGTTTATCGTTAGGGACGAGTGGTGTAGCCCACGGTAGTGCTTCAGTTGGTAACTTCTTTAAATAATCTTCTTGATCATTACCACCTGTGTGCCATCCATAAATTCGCACCTTGACACGACCGAGCACCATCGGGTCTTTGTTAGACTCGACTTCCCCGACCCACCAAGTGAATCCGTCCGATCCAGTATAGTCTGTTAACATAATATTAGTATGGATATAAGTTATTTAGGGAGTTTAGTGAAATGAAATTCACCATCTTTCTCCTCTTTTCCCCAAACAAAAGCACCTGACGTAAGTCTTCGACCATTGTCGAATGACCAGTAATCGGTGCCATTGAATCTTGCAAGTGCAGTTATGTTTATATCATTGACAACACAAGGACCATTGGTTTCACCCCACCATGTGCCGTCATCCATCTTTACAAAAACAAATCCACAACCTTTCTTATTTTTCTTAAGATCTATTGTGTCGCATTCAATGATATCTTCATGAATTCTTTTTATCTTTGCTCTGAAATGTTTATAAGGTTTATTAGGACCTTCATACTCATACCAAGATTTACATTCTAAAACTTGACCTTCTTTAACTTCAGTCCACTCTATATTGACCCATGGCCACTTCTGTGGATCTGACGTTGCTTGAGCTTTATTAGTATAATGTCCGCATAATGCTTCTTCAAAACTAATCATCTTTAAGTGATTTCTTAACCATCTTAGCATATGCCACCTCTGCAGGTGACCAATCCTCTTTATTTTTGATTAAACGTTTTATTGCCTTTTTAGTGGATGTACTCATTGTTACAATATTGTTAGTGTTTACTAACAGTATTTATACTCAAACTAATCCCTTTGTCTCCAATCATCTGATCTGTTATCATTCCTAAACCAGTCTGCTATATCATCAGCACCGTTGAAACCCCTTTTATGTTTCCTTGGATCGGAGTCTCCAATATCCAAGTACTTAAGAAAAGTCGAGTCTGGATCCACTGATAGTCTCCTTGCCGACGATAACATACCTCTAGCGGAGGTATTTCTTTTTGCTAATTTTTCTGCCCAAATCATATCTTCTAACTTTACTTCTGAATTGGAGGCGATGTCTTTACATATTGCTTCCAGTCGGAGACGATACTGGGTTGATAACATAAGTTTCTAGGGTTGCTTTTTTTTAAGTTGTTCGTATAGAATTGCTTGCATAAAAGACTTAGGTCCTTTTTCAAGTAATTCATCTTTCCATTTTGATGGAGGATTTTTTAATTTGTTTGTTTTTTTACGGTGTGCCATTAGAGAATTATCGCTCCAATTATGAATCCTTTTATAAAAGCGATCCATACTATTTGGTAGTCGCTGAGGTTAAATTTATTTTGAAACTTCTTAAGAAGTCTCTTATCCCATGCAGCGAACTTGTCCAACAGGGTTTGGGTTTTGTCTGCTAGTGCCATTACTTTTTAAATACACCTGCCTTTGCAAGCAAATATACTGATAGTGAAGTCCAAAAAACAATTTCAAGTCCAATGTTGTTCATAATAATTAGTCATCATATACTAAACACTCTGGCTCTTCTGGATGTTGATCACAAAATAACTCAAGTGCATTGGGATCGTGGTGATCTCCTGCTTCGATCTCCTTCTTATGGTGATCGACATAATCTTCTAATTCATGCAATTCACCTTCAATATGGCGACGCATTTGTGGATTAGTAGATGGATTGTCAAGGATGTTTTTATCCTTTTCAATGTGTTGCTCGATTGATTTCATTTTATTATACCTATGATTACTATTATTTATCTTCTCGGATCGAGTCCTTAGTAAGATAAAGAGTGGTAGTCATGCCTTCTTTACGATAAACATGTCTTAAACTTGCAATCAGATACTTACCACTATATACCCGATCTTGCTTTACATCCTTAGAATTTTCAGTCCTAGATGCGGGAATGCTAACTTTTATTTGCTCTCCAACTACTAGAGCAGTATTACCTGGCACTACAATAGTTAACTGTATTGCATTAAGTAAAGCGTATCTAGCAGTAGCATAACTTGAAACTCTTAATGTGTCAACTTCTGTTTTCGTACCACCATTTGGATCAGATCCTATCTTATCTTGATGAGTCCAACTTGGCATGATTCTCATCTTAAACCTAGTAGCAGGTTGGGTTTCTGTATCAAAACCTGTCTGCTGAAATGGTCTACCTGAGTCAATCGTAGTTGCCTGATCAAATATCTTTTCGTAAGTAACTTTATAGTTACCTCTCTTTACTTGAGTAGAATCTTCATCGCCTTTACTTGAAGGTCCTGTGGGTAGATGACTCATACCAACACTACTAATTGATATACCTAACACTGATGTCTTATACAAACCTGATCTTAGTTTCTCTAGATGATTAACTTTATCTGGGAATGTGATAGTTTCAATCTTAAAATATTCTTTCTTATCATCTGTCTCTACACCTGCCTGCATGTAAACATATGTGTCTTGTTTTGAGAGATTATCCGCTTCGCACAACTTATCAATAGATTTAAAATGGAATCCATGCTTATTCTCAAAGAATAAAAATCCTGATTGAGCTTGAGATACTTTACCCTTACCTGCAAGTCTTATTACTTTATCTGCAACATATGTAATAGCATCATATGGTCTCCAGTTAGGAGAGCTGAAACATACTTTACTATGCTTTTCAAAATTCTTTGCTTTTACTTTCTCTCCACCTTTTAATATATCCTTTGCAACATATTGAGGGAAATTCTCTTTATCTTTATGCTTTGCACAAGGACCAAATGCACCAAAAATTCTATTTGCTTCATTCAAAAATGCTTCATGAGATGTTAGATGTAAAATATACATCGCTGCTCTTTCATTCTTAATGAAACTACCAAGTTTAAACACACGGAAAACAACCTCTAGAGGATCATTATCTGAGCTCTCTGAAGTGAATTTAATCTTTACAACTTCTTTACCACGAATTGATTTGTATAGATCAATAGAATCAACTATTGCTACGTCTGCTCTTAGAAACGGACTGTCAATAGACTCATAGTAATCTATAGACGCAACAAGATCACGAATGTCATATACATCATCACCCTTAAGTCTTGCTTTAGGTGACAATGCTTCATTCCACTGCATCTTACCTGTTTCGCCAAAGGCAATGGACGCTTCATTCAGCTCTACAACTTTTGATCTTCTATTTGCCATTACTTAAGTTTGTTAGTGCAGTGCATATCAGGTGTATTGCTGCTAAAGGTATTAAATTTAGAAACAAAGAATGGATCTGCTTCATTCCATTGTGAGAAGTTAGGTGTAATAATAGGGACATCCTCTGGTTGACCACCACCTCCACTAGACTGTGATGCCATACTTGCTACCATCTGATTCTGTTGCTCAACGGCAGATGCCATGGCATCGTTACTTTCAGTTACCATCTTTTGTAACTCAGCATTCTCTTGTATTCTATATTCATTTATTTTATCACCAACGAAATCTTTGATATCTTTAGCTTTCTCAACCACAGGATTCAATAGTTTCTTTAGATCATCTGGATCATTGCCCTTTTTAAAACGTGATATCTTTCTTGTATTTTCTCTATTCTTAAATGCATATTCACCTCTCTCATTGTCCTGTTGATCGCCACTAAAGTTACCACCCTCTCTACCTCTATCCTTGGCACCTGATCCTCTTAAATTTTTCCTTTTCTTATTCTTCTCTTCAATCTCAGCTTTTGACTTTAAAGTTGCTGTTGCGTTGGTCTCATTCCAACCCATCTTCATATTAACATAATCAGCGATAGGCATTTGTGCCTGCTTATAGTCACCATCTACATAGAATTTATTTACAGCTCTCCTCTTTCCTTTCTTTAATCCTAAGAAACCTGTCCTATAGTATTCCCAAGGTCCATAAATTTCAACAGCTCTAAAATCACCCGCAGCAGTATCTTCTACACTTCCACCTGCTGCAATCAACTCTTGATATGAATTATATTCACCACCTGCAGCGAAAGGTAAAGCATAACCTTTACTCTTTGCTTCTTTCATTCTCTGACCAGTTAGACCTGCATTTGATTTTGTCTTAGGTGTATTGAATGGGACGATAAATGCTGATCCACCACTTGCTTTCTTAGGATAACCAACCCACTCCAAACCGTGACCAATAAATGATGTAGATTTACCACCATTTAAACTTACAGGATAACCAGACTGAGGACCATTGATCCATCCACCTAATTTACCACCACCTGCAAACCAATTACTAGGATTCATCCATCCACCTTCGCCGTTTCCTCCCTTAAGGAGTCCGACCACCTTTTTCATATATCCTAAGACATTACCTAGTGCACCATTCACTTCATTATCTTCAGATGATAATCCTAAATCTGCACTTTCTCCACCTTCTGCCATTTCTGGGACAACTACAACACCACCTTCTGCTTTCGCAGGTACACCATAATTAGCAAGCTTTTCAGCTCGACTCATGTTGAAGTAAGCAACATATTCATCTGTAGAAACTTCTTTATCGTTAATATATCCCTTACCAGAATCCATATCAAATCGACTCGATATAGTTTTCTTAGTGGTAGTCTTTGTAGTTTTTGTTTTTGGTTTCTCTTTTTTCGGAGCTTTCTTCTCTTTATCCGATCCACCTGCAAAGAAACCTAATACAAAAGTCAATGCTTTCATCAATCCAATCAAGGGTGCAAATGCTGCTGAGCCAAAGAATGTGGCAACTTTCTTGATAGTGGGCATTGCTGGCTCAATGAAATCTAAGACCTGAGTGAATGCATTACCAAGTGCCTTAAAGAAGTCTCCTGCTGCCTCCTGTATGGGTGTGAAGACTGCTGCGAATACTTCAGCAACTTGTCCAAAGAATCTTTTGAATGGTGCAATAATAGGCTCCATTGCTTTAGCAATACCTCCACCTGCTGCTCCACCAACAAATGCACCTGCTGCTTGACCTAACATTGCACCTGCAGGTCCACCAATGGCACTACCAATAGCACCACCTACCTGTGATCCTGCTCCTGCTCCAACACCAGTCCCTATTGCTTCTGCCTGATCCATGCCACTCATGCGTGCAGCTGCATATGCTGCACCACCAAATGCTACACCACGACCTAGACGACTACCTAAAACTGCTCCTCCAAATTTCTTAAGTTTGCTTCCCAGTTTACCTGCCTTCATTAGGTTTTTCACCATGCCAAATAGCATGCCTACTACTGCCTTAATACCTTTAAGTGCTGCTATTGGATTGGAAAGTAAAGCAAACCCTGCAAACAAAGGTGCTAATGATAACGCAAACTGCATTACCCCAAAGAATCCTTTCAAACTTAATGGATTCTCTAGAAACTTTATAAGACCATTTGCTGCAGATGTCCCAAGGAAACTAATTACACCAAATGCCCACTTACCTATCGAATACAAACCCTGTGCTAATCGTCTGACTTTTTCTGGATTCTTCAGCAAGAAATCAAATATTGCAAACTTAACTATGCCTGTGAATAACCAAGAAGCAATCTTCGAGAATGTCTCAAAGAAACCTCCAAACATTGCCTTAGTTACTGATCCAAGTCTTTCAACAAATTTATTAGATGTTTTCTCTACTGTTGCAGCTTCGTCTCTATTCTCTCTTTGAGTTTCTTTCTTCTTCCTTATCGTTTCTCTATTTCTGTCACGTTTCTCATCCTCATCACGTCTCTTCCTATATCTCTCCTGTATACCTCTCTCTGATATCTGAAAGTCTACAATCTCTTTCATAGTGCCTGCCATCTTATTAGCAACTAATGAAAGAGAGTTTAGTGTGCCACCAAGACTATTGACAGCACTTATATTTGCCTTCAAACCCGATTGTACATCCTTGGTTTCTTTACTCGCACTATTATCCACTCCCTTAAAAGATACCATCTTATAAAGAGTAGGTTTTTTAATAGTGGTCTTAGGTTTATCCATTACTTATGAATAGCTGGATGTAAGGGAGTAAAGATTTGGACAGGGTTTGAAGTGGGGGTAGCACTATTATTTATTGGCACTGGGACAGAGACTGGGACAATGTTACCTGCCATCATTGCACCATTTTCTAAATCTTTTTGTTGTTGTGCACTTGTTTTTATTTTATTGCTATAATCTGTGACATTACTTACTGTTGGAGGAGGTGTAAGAGGACTTTGCATTTTAACACCCTTAAACATATCACCCACTTTCTTAAGTAAGTTTTCTAGATTGTCAAGTAAATTTCCTTTTTCTGCTGTCGGTTGCGTATCATCTTTCATTTCTAACTCTGAATCTGAGTCCTCTTTAGACGGTTTTACTGTAGGCTCAACGATAGGTGATGGTTTAATAGTAGGTTGGAAACTACTTGGATCTCCAAATGCTTTTTTTAATGCGTCATAGAATTTAGTGCTCTTTGTGCCAAATCCATCTGTAGATACCTGACCTGTCTCTAACCATTTTAATGCAGCATTCCACCCTGTGTTGTGTGCGTAACCCAAGATTGCCATCTGATCTAACTTAGGTTGATTAATAAACTCTTTATATGGAGTTAAGTATGACATATTCGCAGCAGTATATCCTGCAAATAGATTCTCCTGTAGTTGTGGACTCCTTCTGAAAAACAGTCTCGTTACAGGATTATGACCAGGATCTTCAATACCAAACAACCTTGCACCATCAGACTTTGCCATGGCACCCATTTGATATCTACCATCATAATGATCATTACTGCCACCTTTTGCAAGGTAATTATTACCAGACTCAATGGCACCTATTGTATTTCTATAGGTATCCCATACGCCTGGATCTATACCTAACTTTGCTTTTACAAAGTCATATGGGACTTTTACATTACCACCTTCAGCTTTCTCTTCTGGTTTATCTCCTGATTCTAGTTTTGCTACTGCTTTTTTAAGGACAGCTATCATACCTGTTGCAAAGAAAGCTAATGACTTTCTAATAGCAAATCTAAATATTCCACCTACAGCAAATTCTTCTGGTTTTGCTACATTTGGTTTCTGTATTACGACCTTAGGTGCTACTAAGTTTTCATCTGCATTTCCTGTAATAACCTCAGCATTGAAAAACTTTCCAACATATTTTCCACCCTTAGCAAACTGCTCAAAATCTGGTTTTTTCTCTGATCCTTTTGCATTTGCTACCTGATCTAGATCTATGCCTTCGCCAGGATCCCTACGTCTTATGACATCCCATGCAAATCCTATAGGATTTATAGTGAATGCAACAATATTCTTAATTAGATTGAATGTAAATGATAGTGTCTTAAATATTAATTTAATACCTGTGCCCAATACGAGACCCACAAACTTCATGATAGGAGTAAATGCCTTCAAGACAGTGCTAATAATATTACCCAATGCACTGAAGAATGTGCCAAGTAACTCTTTCATTGGCTCAATCACTGGCATAAGTGGTGCTAAGAATATCTCCTTCATCATGCCAAATGCTCGTGCCATAGGCTCAAAGATAGGTTGGACAATAGGTCCTATCTTACTACCAATGAATCCACCTAAGAAATCACCAATAGCAGCACCTATCATAGGACCGAAAGGACCTAAGAATGGTAACAATGCTCCACCTGCTGCTGCTCCTGCTATACCACCAACTGCCTTTCCTACACCTGCTCCTACTGCTGTGCCTGCTGCTTCTCCTTCTTGATCTCCTGCTAATGCTCTTGATATTCCACCTATTGCAGATGTAGCACCTGCTAACATCGTAGCACCACCGCCAGGTATCCTTCCTTTAATTCCTTTGAATGCGTTACCCATACGTCTGGTAGCACCCATTCTCATACCACCAATCTTTGTGGTTGGTCTAACTCTATTCTCAAATGATTTTATACCGCCAGGTTGTTTCCTAGCAGACTTACGCATCGTATTATACTCTTGTTTTGTATAGAAACGACCAGTCTGTTTATCATAATATCCACTTTTTACTCTCTGTGATGCTTGATTAGCACCATCTTCAGCTGTCTTAGCATCTTGGAAAATACTTGTTAACGCACGTACATCACCAAACAACTTCCATGGCATAAGAATGTATTGTGCACTTTTAAGAGCTGCAAGACCAACTAGGAATTGCAAACCACCTGTAAAGAATCTGAATACTCTCTGTATCTTATTTTCACCAGGCACGCCAGTCCCAAACATGTTAACCATGCCATTAAAGACCTTACCTATACCAAAACTAGCAATCTTATATGTAAACTTTACTAGTGATGCAACTACTCTGAATACAGTTTTGATTGCCTCTCCATTCTTCGCCATCCATGAGTAACCACCAAATATGGCAAATGCCCCAAATAGACTACCAAAGAAACCTGCAATCCTTGCAAGCATCTTCTGGAAAGGAGCTAATATTTCTTTACCTCTTTTCTCTTGTATCTTTTTCTTTTCCTCAGCAAGTTTCTTTGCTAGTTTTGCAGAGTCTTCACGTTTCTGTTTAAACTTTGCTCTTCTTTCTTGCACTAAGTATCGAGCTGCGAGAAACTTCTTTTCTTTATCTTTCGCTATTTCGTATGCCTTATCTCTTTCTTTCGTTTCAATTATAAAACTCTTTTGAAAGTCAATTAATTGAAAGGTTGACTCAAATGATTTACCAATACTAGTGGTCGTCCGTCCGAGTCTGTTCACACTCATTCTAAGCCCATTCATGTTGCGACCTACAGAGGTCGTGGACTTAAACGCTTTAACTTTTACGAATGACCTAATTGCACTCATTAAAGATTTACTCGATTTCTGTTATTCTCTGCTGCACGTCGTCTTTCTTCCTCTTGAAGATAACCTAGTAACAAATTAACGTAAACATCTCTTTCCCATGGGATCATATTCTCTAACTCGGTCAAAGAATACTTATGATGTTGCATTAACGCAAAATTCGTCTTATAAAGATTCTCTAGAGAATCGTGCAACAGGGCTATGCGAAAAAAGCTGCTAATCCCTCAAATGTTATATCATTATCTTTTTTGGTTTTAGGGTTTCGCACAGTCATAGTGTATGTAAGTTTTGGAATAGTCTCGAAGAATGTCTGGATTTTAGCGAATTGGTCTGAATTTAGACTCTCGAGAAAATCAACTGCTTCCTTCTTAGTGAAACTATCATAAACTTCATCACCATCAAAAGCTTGGGCAATACAACCCGCTGCTAATTGAAAAACATCATCAATAGTCTGATCTCCTTCAGTCATGTTTTGCTGAACAAAGATGTCAAGTGAAGGATACTTCATAAGGACACCTACATCATCAGTAAACATAATCTTAGGATCATGCTCTTCAGGTACTTCAAGCTCGACTTGATCAAGTGGGACTTTTACATCTACTTGTGTTTTTTCATCGTCTGGGCAGGTTACCTTGAATTCACTGACCTCGCCGACCGCCTTTGAGCGGATCTTGAGGAAAACATACTCAATTTCAAAAGTCGCAAGTTTTTCAACGTCCTTCTCTGAAAGTGATGTACAGTTTTTGATAATTGTCTTGACTGCTTTAACCATCTCCTTCTCATTCTTCGATTCCATTGCGAGGTAGAGGAGTTTCTCTTCCTTAACAAGGAATGGGCGGTAAGATAATTTCTTACCTGTAAGAGGGATCGTAAGGTCATGCTCAGGTAATGCAAGTTTGGGTAAAGGCATAATATACTCAAATTGTAACTATATTTAGAGACCAATCCCGATAAAATTCTCGAGGCTGGAGTCTATGCTAAGAGAAGATAGCACTTCATTGTTATCCATTGGGATAGTGATATCTTTAAGTGACCCCTTAAACATCTTAGCATTGTTAGGGGTGTCCATACGGTATCTTTCGTAATAGAAAGAAACATCTAACTTAATTAGATCAGTAGGTCCATTATTTAGCGTGATTGCAGACATGTCAAATGGGAATGCCCCATACATTGTCCAACATGATGATACACCATTAAAACGTCTTGTAACTTCTTTCTCAGGTGTAATTCCTTGTTTTCCCATGTAATTAGATGCTAATTCCCACTTAATCAACCGCATTGTAGTCGTATATTGATCATACATACCAACTCTATTCTCTGAGTCAGATGCTGTGAAATTCATCCATCTTTCAAAGTATTCTCTATGATACATGTCTTTAGGTAGTAAGAATGACACTTGCATCTCACTAAATGATGTATCTGTGGCAAATCTTCTCATTGCACCTACGTCTCTTACTGTGCCAACAGTAATTCGTCTGCCAGGTATAGACACTGTATCAGCAAAGTAATTCATCATATCAGCGTGCTCACGATATCTACTCATGACACCTGCTTGATTATCTACTAGACCAAGTGCTTCATCTAAGAATTGCGTGCCTGTAGATGTCTTTTGATGGAATAGACCACCAATAGATGACATCACTGGAGGAGGGTTCACTACAACTTGAAAGAGATTGGATCTCGCAGGTGTCTTATTACCTGAGTTGATCTGATCTCTAAATCTATTAAACGAGTTGGGCTCTCTATAACTCATACTTTGCTCCAGATAAAGCTACTAGGGACTTCCACTTTCACTCCTGCTCTTGTAAACAGAAACTGCTCTAAGGGTAGTGGCACATAATCTGTAAAATATTCGGGTGGCACTAAGTATATATTCGATGCTGCCGACATAAAGTATTTATGATGGCACTTAGCAGGATACGTCGTACCTCCCGATGCAAATGATTTTCCTACTGCCTGTCGTATAGATGGGCGTAGATAATGGATATTACCACCGTTAAACTGCTGTAGAAAACTATCAATCTCTCTCACATAGGTCAGGGGATGCATGTCATACCAGTCTAAATTGGGTGACTGTGCTACATAGTCATAGAATATGATATCACCTGCTTGTAAAGGACGCCCTATAGGCTCTAGTTCATACCTAACCTGTGAGCGATACCAATCCTTTGATTTACTCGCCCCTTTTGCTAGATCTCTAATATCCTTGAAACTCATACTTTTAGGTGTTTTTCAGTTAATATCATAAATTCCATATTCCTGTCTTTACAGTATTCAACTGCTGCTTTCCATTTTGCTTGGTTGATACCGAAAGTTTTCACTTCAGTGATGTAATTCTTTGTTTGCCTTTTAGGTCTCTTGGGCACTTTACATTGTTTTTCTGGTTTGACTTCGACGATATATTTCTTAATACGCTCGTCTTTAGTCCTCGCTTTTACATAAAAATCAGGGAAATATCGGTGCACACGACGATCTACAGGTGAAATATAGGGTATAACTATCTCTTCACTACCCCATTGGAGCACATTTTCATTCTTATCGCACCAGACCATAAACTTTCTTTCCCACAAACTCCTATAAATAATATTTGTAGGATCTCCTTTATATTTTTTCGGATGTGATGGTCTGTACCTACCCGAGTAACTCATGTCAAATAATAGACTACTAGTATTTCCAAGATCAAAACCATACGGTGCAAGTCGCTCTGAGACTAGGGGCGATGTATCGCATTTTGACGCATATCCAACTCAGGTGGTTGATTACCTTAAATTAGATATATTCGATAGTCAGAGTGGTAACCCCTACAATAATGTAGGAGGAGAGTCAACTGCAACTGTAGGATCCTCAATTTATTTATACCTCCCACCCAAGATATCTGAGCAATTTAGTGCTAACTACACAAATCACAAAATGGGTCAGACAGGTAATGCTGCATTAGGCATTGCTCAACCTGGAGGTATGGGTGAAGGATTTAGTGACAAAGTAAAAGCTGCTGCAACAGGTGCTAAAGCACAATTAGGATTCAAAATGGGATCCCAAGCAATAAATGCAGTGGTTGGTGCAACAGGAGGACAATCAAGTCTTTCTGCTAACAGTCTTTCTGCTCTAACTCAAAAAAGAGTCTTTAACCCCTACGAAGAGACTACTTTTGAGGGTATGAATTACAGGAAACATAATTTTAACTTCAAATTAGTGCCTAAGAGTGCAAAAGACGTAGAAATGATATCTACTATCATTAAGACACTTCGTGTCTCTATGTTACCTGGCTCAAGTAAAAAGATGTGGTTAACTATACCTGATTACTTCAAAATCAGTGTAATTAGATATAGTGACGATGGCACAACTGAAAAGATTACTGCACCTGGCTCAAAAGGCGGTGTATTGCAAGATTTATATAGATTCCCAACTAAACTTGTCTTAACAGACATGAATATTGATTATGCACCTGATGGCAACTATGCCTCCCTTAAATCATTCTTTGGTAAAACGGATAACTATAGTGACTATGATTATGGTCCTGTAAGTTACAATCTATCACTTTCCTTCAGTGAAACAGCACTTATGGTTAAAAACTTCTACGATCCCGAATATCAGTATAGTGAAGATGGTGAATGGAATTGGGATGATTGGAATGGTGATGAAAGCGAAACTACAACAAGCTAATGTCAAATTATTTCTCATATCTGCCTAATATTAATATAAGACAAACTGGTTATCGTCAAGATAGCGGGTCTCCTTATGTTAATGCAAAGAATATATTCAGAAGAGTTAAGATCCGTGATGAGCTAGAAGACATCATTTTGGGTTTTGAGAAGTATTATATTCAGAATGCTGAAAGACCAGATCAACTCGCTCAGAAGTTTTATAACGATACCAAATATGACTGGGTTATTTTACTATGCAACGAAATAACCAATCTATACAACGATTGGCCAATGAATGAGCATGAATTGACTCAGTATATAATGAGAAAATACAATTTTAGTAATCCTAGTGATATTGGTCAAACTAGACATTGGATAACACAAGAAGTAAAAAGAAACGGTAGAGTGCACTTACCTGCAGATCTAGAAGTCCCCGAAAACTTTGAATATTCGTTTCCAGACGGTGTAGTAGTCCCCAAGGCAGATCTCGTAAATCCTGTTTCTTACTACCAACACGAATTAAAGGAAAATGAGCGAAAACGTCTTATTTACATTTTACGTCAAGAATACCTAGATGACTTTGTAGAGGAATTCTTCAGTTTAGTCTCATATCTACCAAATGACGAATTAGACATAGATGGGTTAGGAAGGTCAACGAAGAAAACTTATCGCACAGTCGAAGAAATCTTCAAACCGACCAAAAAGGAATATTCGACCGAAATCGGAAAAACACCATCTCTCACATTCTTGGCACAACAGCAACTTACCTCAAGAGTGTATACACCTGCAACTGGGTCTACAGAGAATGGCACAAACGTTGCAGCAACATTATCACCTTATGATTCAAGTGGAGCATTCACAGACACAAGCACAGACACAAGCACGGATAGTAGCACTAGTGACAGCAGTAGCTCTTCTTCTTCATCTAGCAGTAGCAGCAGTAGTAGCTCTGGTAGCAGTAGTAGTGGAAGTAGCGGATCTGGTTATGGAGGGGGTTACTAGGTATTTTTACTTATCGCGACCCTACAGACAAAAAAATACCCCGAATTTTTTTTCGGGGTCTCGGTGAACGGGAAGTCAATTTCGGTTTAGGTAACCATGCTCTTGTAGAAAGTGCAGTGCTTCCTTTAATGATCCAAGGTGCACACCTTCCAATGTTATCTGTGGATAGGATGCATCACCACCGAATTCCATTTGGAATTGTTGCTTAGTAAAGTCATCGTCTAATTTATATTCTATATGCTTACCACCAAGTGCTGCTACTAGTTGGCATGCTCTCTCAGACTCCTGTCCTCTATCTGAATAGATGGTGACAGGTTTTTCTTTTAGTGGAGGATACTCTGAGATAAGTTTCTGTCCACTGTTTACAAACTCTTGACTCTTGTCTACTTTAACTACCATGAGGTTTGTGATCCTTGAATTTGTCGTGATTGCCGTCGCCTGGCATCTTACCATACGCAACGTATTGAATTGCTTGCATTGATCCCTCTAGTCTCTTGAGATCAGTCTCATTCTTAACATACTCTTCATACCATCCTTTTAATTCATCTTGTCTAGCAGACAGTTGCATAGTACGCTTAGTAAAACGAGCGATGAGTTGCTCATATGATTCAGTAGTTTTCATTCACCTAAAGTATGTATGACAGGTTTTTCTGTCTTCAATATATTATATAGTCTGGCATCATCTGCACACGACACTGGTATAAACTCAGTGCTCACATCAAACCCTTCATACCTATGTGACTGGTTGATCACGATGCTACCTGACTCTCCTGATTGTGACCTATGAAATGTGCCACGAGGTATAACTAAAGCACCACTAGCACGATTAAGATTCACTATGTGATAAGGATACTTCCATGTCTCATTGACCAATTCAAAAGTCCTCTCTCCTTGCACCACCCTATTATAATCATCTTGGTATTGATGTATATAAAACTGTTTAGCACCAACCACATCGGGTGGAGGTGATATTGCAGCACCAGTATGGACTACAAGGTCAGAAGCATTGGATGCTTCTACTGTTATGTCATAAAAAATAACATCGTCTGTCTCTCTAAACACACGATGCTTATTAAAGTGGATGTCACTCATTGTTTCTGTAGTTTTTCTACCACTGTTTCTTTACCCATGGGTGCAATGTCATTCAATCCATTCGCATCAAACCATGGTGCTTCTTCCCAATCAAAACCTTCACCGAATGTATTGTCAGGTGACATGACATACCAATGACATCTAGCGTCAGGTATATCTACAGCACACACTGCCCAATCATCTGCCCACTGTGGCACTTGCACATACATCACTGGTAAGTGATTAGCAAACAATGAAAGTATGAAAGAAAATATAATCACATTCCATTCCAGAATGTATCTGTTGGTGTCTGCATATTCCGTGAGATAACATAGAGACCTACGTTACATAGAAACCAATAGATGTTTACAATCCATGCCTGTCTCCAACAGTATTTCCTGTTGGTCTGTACGATATACATGTTTCTCTCGTTCATTGATTTGTCAACCTCTATTGGTCTAAACTTGAGGATTTGCTCTAAAACTAATGAGATTACAAACCCAATAGCAAAGACATAAAACAACAGGTTTAGTAAACCTGCCATTGAAAATAAGAATGCTAACATTAAGACTCTTCCTCCGTTTCTCTTTGGATGATTGCTGCGTCCAACTTATCAAACATAGTATCGGTAGACATCACGGTGTCTAGATGTGAGATCAATGCTCCCAACTCTCTAACTATGAAAGGTCTTTCTGATCTTGCTGCGAAAGCAAGTGCCTCTCTTAGATTTTTATCAGCGTCTGCAAGACACTCTTCTACTTGTTTTGATAATGCCATTAATCTTTTTTGTGTGCTTGTCTATGACCTTCGACTATTGCATCAACAATAATCTTTTTTAATTCTCTTGATTTCTTTTTACCAAGACCTGCTCTTGTATCTATCTTTACTTTCAACCAGTAAAGACCGATGATGATAGCAAGAAATGGGATAGCATCTTCCCACGCAATAGTATTGTATGCGTTAGCAAGATCGCCAACAACTGCAAACATAATAACCTCAATCAATTTGACATCCTGTAATTGCACCAGTAACAATACCAAGTGGTATTGACCATGCCATTGCATCAGGATCGGATATTCCTGCTGCTACTCCTCCACCTAGGATACCACCTAGGAAAGCACCGTCTTCATTACACTCATCGGGTGCATTGTCTTCTCTATATGTAGGAGGAGCAGAATACCTGCTCCATCCACAAGGCACTTCAACTGTAGTGCGATAAACATCAACGTAACCAGGACTATCTGCTGTGCCAGGTCTGTAGACCTCTTTATACTTCTTCTCATAACATTTACGAGAAGATCTCCACCCACCAGACCATCCTCTATATTCATAGCGATCATCTGTATACTCACGCTGACCAGTAGTAGGATTGATGTATCCATTGTGGTGTGCGAAAGCAGGGGTGGCAGCAAACAGTGCCACTGCGGTTACGATTGACTTCATTAGTCTTCTTCAGCGAGTTTTGCGAAGTAAGAAAGATCTACATCTTCTTCACTCTTTAATGATTCTACCTTATCTCCAAACCCTGTGCGTAGATTAGGGACACTTTGTGAAGTGGTCTCCTCTTCTAATGTTTCTGGGTCAGGTCTCTTAGGTGTAACCTTCAAGACAGAATTAAGACGTGCTTCCAACTCTTCATAGGTTTTAAACTGTGACTGTGAAGTAAAGTCCTTAAGACTATAACATTCTTTCCAAGTTGCTTCCAACTCTTCGTCAGTTTTACCTGCTAGTGTAGAAGGATTTGCAAACCCACTCTTATCATAATTCCAAAAACCTGCAACCTTACAGATCTTTAGTCTAAAGTCTGCACCATTCCATAGATCGAATGGATTGATTGCCTGCTCATCTTCAAACTCAGGTTGTGCAGCAGCGACAATCTTGTCATGAATCTTCTTACCATACTTATAAAGGAAAACTTTTCCTTCATTCTCTGGATTCATTTCATCCTTGACAACATAGATGTTGCTGTAGTAAGAGAGTTTTCTCTTCTGCTTCCTTGCAATTTCCTTGTCAGTATCCTGTCCGCTATTCCACAACTCTCTGTTGAGGTCAGACACTGGATCCTTTTGTCCTAAAGTCGTTAGACTATTTTCAATATACCATCCACCAGGACCTTGGAAGGCATGACTCCATACTTGTGCCCAAGGAAGCTCTTCCCCTTCTGGCTCTGGTAGGAATCTAATAACAGCATACCCATTACCGCTCTTATCTAGAGACGGTTTCCATAGACGCTCATCTACTTGAGCACTGCCTGCAGGTTTCTGTAGTTTTTCAATCTCCTTTGTAAGTTTTGCAAAGGATGACCCTGAGGCTTTCTTGAGTGATGCGAATGACATCTTTGTATTCTCCGTGTTTGTATTTGGCATTTGTGCCACCGATATATGATGGCATACTATTTAGGTTTTGTCAAGACCCTGTGTTTTATTTTTTATGATGATATCCGTACCATTATGAGAGAATATAATCTCATCATCTGGATCCCAAAGTAACTCTTCCATGACATCGTTGAGACGCTTCATGTCTTCCCATAGTTGCTCATTGTTCGGCATCATTTAACTCCTTCTTCCATCCGAGAAGTTTGTCTTCCATAACCTGTAGCACAGACATAAGATCCATACCACCTGTGGTTTTGAATGACAATGTGTCTACTCTATCTTTAATATAATCGACTGCCTCATCTGATTCATCCTCATGTGATGCGAGTGCTAGTCGTGCATAAAATACTTTCTGTTTAGCAATCAACTCTAGTGTCTTGTCAATGTGCTCTACTCTTTTCTTTATATCATACTCTGCAAATCCTGCAGACATCTTGAGTAACTCTGTATAAGTAACTTGAATATCTTCAAGAGAGTTTCTTACTACATCACTCTGAAAGAAATCATCTTTGTCTTCAGTCATAGGGGTAGGACTCCTCTACTTGTGCGTTTAACATAATTTAGTTGCTGAGCATCCCACTTAATTTTATCCTTTAAAGGACGTGAGATTAATTTGTTAACAACTTCTATCTCTATGCCGTATTCTTCACAGACAGTTGTTACTGCTTCAATATAATTTAGTAGACCTTCACTTTCTTTGACAAGGTTTTCTACCAGAGAGGTAAATTTTCCTTGGGTCATAAATTCTTTTTCAATGTCGTTCATGAGACCTCCAGTCTTAAGCGAGAGACTCCACCAGACTCAATGAGTCCCGAGGGAAATGCGTTTGCTGCGATTGTCATGCGAGGTCTTTCTGTTGTATTCGGTTGTGCATAGTGTCTGATAGTGGGAGGGAAACAAACAAATTTCCCAACCTCAGTAGGCTCCTCATGCAAAATGTGATACTTAGTATCAGTGTAATCTCCAAAGGGGGAGATGTTAGTATTAGTATACCATGGATTTGGTAAAAGCCAAACTGTTTTGTCTTGTTTGTGTCCAGATGCGTAATAATTACTGCTCAGGAAACAATTTGGATGAGTGTGATCAAAGAAATGATCACCAGGATCATTCTTGTTTGCCCATGATGAGCAAAACTTTAACTCTGTAGCATTGGGTGCTATGTCTTGTCTTACTTCTTCAAGACACTCATTCATCCATGCAAATAGATCAGCAAACTGTGGCTCATCATGTAGGTTAGGTCCTTGTGCACGACCATCAACCTTTGCCCAGATCCAATTAGAATCGTTACGACTCCAATCCAATGCTGCTAAGTCTGCTGCAACTTTATCAGTGTCACCAGTGTAATAGAAACGATAGAATGGTATCCCTAAGAAGGAGTCTTTCATAGACGTGACTCAATGAAATCCCTATACTCTTTGATATAATCAAGAAGTTTATTAATATACTTCTCCTTATCATATCTCTGCTCTACTTGCATCTCTCCTGCTTCAGACACAGAGATCGTTACAAGTTTGTCTACTTCAATACCAGTGTGCTCGTAATACATGTAAGCATATGCACTACACTGCACAAAATAATTCTCCAACCACTGAGGTTTCTTCAACTCTCTTGTAGTTTTGAAGTCAATTACAGCAAGCTCGTTATCAAAGTGAGCAAGGCAATCAACACGGCCAGCAAGGAATAGATTGTTAGAATAAAGAGGGGCTTCAATAAGATGGATATCAGAGATACGATCAAGATCCTTACGAGCAGCCCTAAAAAGGTAGTTGGTAAGACCTTCGCCTTTCTGATGTGCCTCAACATTTTCATTTCTTAAATACCTTTCAACGTGGTTGTGATACTTTGTCCCCCTCCATGAAGACTTCATACGAATCTTTTCTGCTTCATGGAAACCGACACGCTTCTGCCATTCCATGATACCTGCCTTGGATTGATGACCTATGACAGTAGTCACAGATGGCACCCAAACGGTGTCAAGTTTGTAGAATCTACCCTGCTCTAGGGTGCGTGATTCTAACTCAGGGATCTCGCAAGGAGGTCCCACATAATTAAACATAATAATTAATAACCAAGTTGTATTTTAGATACGAGGTATTCTTTAACAAGACCTGACCTCACGATGTCATCGATACCAAACTCCACACAGGTGAAGGATGGCATCTGTTTTAGAATTCTAAGGAAGTCTAAGATACCTTCTCTCTCATTAGACCTTACTAAATCTGATTGAAAGTAATCGCCACAGAAAATAATCTTACAGTCTGTGCCGACACGAGTAATTATACTATCTAACTCGTGAAAATTCAAGTTACTAAACTCATCCACTAGTATGATTGAGTTATCAAATGTTGTACCCCTGATAAAAGAAGTAGACCAGAAACTTATTGTTTCTTGAGCACGAAGATTAGAATACAATGCCTCGAAACTATTATCGTCTGGCATCTCAAACATATACTTTACCATATTCTTATAAGGAATCTGATAAAGGTTTGACTTATCTTCATGGTCACCTGGTAGGAAACCAATCTCTCGTGTAGGCACAAGAGATCTCACCATGTATAATTTCTCATACTTAGATGATGGGTCAAGACATTGCTTCAATGCAAGATACAAAGAGATGAATGTCTTACCAGTCCCTGCTGCTCCATGGAGCACAAGATTCTGCTCCTCACCATATGCTTTCCAGATCTTCTCTTGGTTTTCAGTAAGAGGCTCAATGGTTTTAAGGTGCTCGAGATTGATAGGTTTCTTTCTCCGCATGACCTTAGTTGGAATGTTTGCTAGTGTCTTTTGTTTCCTTCCTGGCATTAGGTGTAACGGCTAAGGTTTGCTTTGGGATGTGCTGCTTGGACTTTGGACATGACTTCTTTGAATCCGTCAGTCTGTCTAGGTAAACCGTAGGTTGTCCCTGCGATACCTGCTTGCCAGTCTTTATCCCAGTCTGGATTGTCTTCTCTCCACTTTTCGTATGCAGAGATAGACATCTGAAACTCCTGTTTCTCTCCTGTCTCTTTGTTTTTCACATTGTAGATTGGCATTAGTCTATCCTTAAACACGGTTGTAAATCGTCCCACTCATCGGGACACCCACAGTCTTCGCACCATTCAAGTGCTTTAGCGACGATAGGGAATTGACACATGAATACTTTCTTACAAGCATTTGCAATGTCCATGTGTTCTTTTTGTGTGCCATGAGCAGACCGTAAATCTATGTAGTGAATCCATGAGCGGACTGATCCTGTCATGTATATCTTAGTGGGGGTTGATAAAGGTAATACCATTCTAGCACACTCTTTAGCAATTCCGTGTCTCAATAACTCGTTATATAAATCTACTCCTTCATTAAAATACTGTGCAATCCTACCTTGTAGGAAATACTTTTCTTCTTGTGGCACATCATCGATACTATTCTGTCTATTCTTATCGTCTTGACGACGTAGATCAGGGACAGGAATCTCTTTCTCAACTGCTGCATAGCGTTGTGAGAATTCTTGGAATGTAAATGACCTGTGTCTCAATATCTGTGCTGCAATAGCACGAGAGGTATTGATCTCTAGTGTCAGGTGTGCCTGCTCAAACACAGACCAATGCTGATGCTTGATACAGTAGGACAGAAGTCCTGCTACGTTTGGATTGTCTTGATTGTTAGGGTTACTCACACGAGCAACGTATCCCATAGTTTTCTCTGCGTCAGGGGTGACACTAATCAGACAAACTTTATTAGTCATGCTTAAAAATTAGTCGTGCAAGTAAAAGGAGTCCAAGTGACTTCAAATAACCTAGGGTTGCTAGACCGAAGAGACTTGGCATGATCCAATTCCAAAGGAGCATAAAAACAAGCGGAGATATCAAGAGGTAACCAAGTCCTGCTGCAATCTTGCGACCCAACTCTTCGTTGTCCATCTTCTCAATCTTCGCCATCCATTCCTCAGTCCGAGGTGCTTCGACTTCTTCTTGTTTAACTTCTTTAGTTTTTCTTGGATCAATATAGACGCTCAAGATCTGTTACCCCATTTAATTTCTGGAAATGCTTCTGATACTACCGCCTTGGTAATACGATACTTCTTATGTAATACTTTGTTGACTGCCTTAATGAATGCAACAGCGTCATCTTTATACAAACCTTCCAGTAGTTGAATAAACATATTCTCAACCTTCATGTTAGAAAGATTGTCTGCTCCACCTTTAAAGTAGTAGTATACTTTCTTTGCTTCATTAAGCAAGTTAGTATGCTCAGTCCCCATCGGTGCTTCGTTGGGTCGGTAAGGTACATCCTCTCCGAGTGGCACTCTTGGCACAACGGTCTCATCAAAGTTAATGATAAACATTGTGCGTAGTGCTTGACTGTTATTATCACGAAGAATTTTAATCTTCTCTGCCTTTGTCTTAGCAGAGTGAGCCTTTTGTAAGACCTCACATATCAATAGTTTTTGCATGATTAATCATCAGTGTCAGTAATTGTATCATCTTCCTCGGTTAAACGCAAGTAGAATAGATCTCCTTGGTGGAAATTACCATCCTCGTCATACATTTCTGGGTGCATAACTATCTTAGCATAGTCTGCTTTTTCTTGCCACTCATCGAATGCTGCTTTGATATTCCATGATACCAAAAATCCGACAATGAAGCTACCAACCGTGAGAAAGAAGGAGATATAAAGAAAAGATAGATCTTCCATAGGTTACTCCTAATACTGCTGTTTTTATTTAGCCTGCTTACGACCAGGTCGTCGGTCTCTCTCATACTTCCATGCATCTTCTAGAATTGTGTAGAGATACTTCCTGATCTTTCTTGCTTCTGGTTTAGGGATGTGTCCGTATGCTTCACGCAATACTTTGTCTCCTCCCTTGATGTATGCGTCCAGATCTAGGACGGTTTCGTTGAGTGAGTTTGCAGTAGGGGATTCAATGAAGTTAGTAGTTTCTTTACGAGTATACTGTGCTCCCTTGAGATACCCATACATGTTAAAGAGGAAACGCTTCTTCTCGAATGCCTCATCGATTGATCTCTCGATCAACTCATACAATTCGTTAGCGTCTCTGATTTTCATTACAGGAATTTGCCTTCTCGTAGATGTTTTACAGCGTCGGTGCATCCACCAACTTTTTGCCCACCAATGATTACCTGTGGGAAGGTAGCACCACGACCAAACTCTTGATAGAATGCATCGCGTCCGAAGTTAACATCAAGTTTCATCTCGTTGTAACTCCATCGATTCATATTATACACCTCTTTTATTTTTGTGCAATAGGGACAACCGTTTCTTGTATAGATTGTTGTAGTAGCAGGAATCTTTGCCATAATATTATAAAGAAAAAGAAAGGGGTCATATGACCCCTAGTTTATTATATAGGATTTGACTTAGAATACAAACTTAACGCCTGCTTTAGCACCCCAGTCAATGTCAGAGTCATTAGTTACTCCAGAGATTTCTCCGTAGAACTTATCGTATGATCCACCGACATAACCGATGAATTCTACATCACCGAATTCGTCACTTGTCTCTGTGTGAGTCACTGTAGGACCACCAGATACATAGTATCCAATTCCACCTTCTGTTTCTCCTTCATATCCAACTACTGTTTCGATTGATCCAGATGTATATGCTCCATCAGGATAAGATCCACTTGCTTCTATATTAACATATGGACCAGCAAAGGCTGCACCAGCTAATAGGAATGGAGATGCTGCTACTGCAGCGATTGTTGATTTAATCATTGTTGTTTTTAGTTTCTCGCAGAAAAAAATCCTGCGGATGTGAGACCACCCCGACATGGGGGTCTTTTAATCTACGCAGGGTTACGATCTTTCGAGTCCTTTGTAATGGTATTTAGTATACCTTATTACCGTCTGAATGTCAACGGTGTGCACCTCCTGACAGTCCCTGATGTAATTGATACATGCAAGTGATGCCGAAGATGCCTGTGTGATCGGGTGCGTAGTAGTAATCAGGGTGACTTGTTAGGTGGGTATTCCTACCCGATTCCCAAGAAGATCGCACCTGATGTATAAGCATACCATCATTCCACCATTTGTGTCCAACCCTTGTGACACTTTTTTTACTGACCTCTTCCCAGTATCCAGAATTGTGCTCACTACCATACTGATAATGAAAAGCGAGAGCATCAATGTATGCCTCGATCATTCTACGATACCAGAGATTACCTAGCAATTTCTCCTCTAATGTTTGGCCATTAACAATATAGTCGCAGATTCTTTTTGCGACCATATCGTAATGAAGAAGTGAAAGTGCTTGAAGAGGCTCGAAGAATAGTAAAGCGTTACCATTCAGTGCCAACTTGTTATTGACAATCATATCGGGTGCGTATGAAGGCACCCATTCATAAAGATCCCCTTGTGAATAGAGGATCTCTGCGTCGAGATGAGTTTGATACTTCCTGTTGTAGAGGTAACCCGTTCTAGAAAGTCCCTTCTCAGGAAAAGGAAGACTAAACTTCCACCCATACTCATGTGCCAGATGATATGTATACTCTGGATGACCATGTATTTTATGGTCGTCAAAATATAATACACTATTAACACATGGTATGTCAATCTCTTTTCTATAATTGCTTAGAGCACCCGAGCAGTTAATAACAAAATCGTATTCATTCTGCAGTGCATTCAATGCAGTAACACGTTTGCCAATAAACTTTACCCCTTTATATTTCTCAAGATTCTCTTGAAGAAATGGGTTAAGAGTTTTGGTATAGAAATGTATTGCATCTTGATAGATAAATCTATGATAGAAATGCTTAGACTTACCCCATCCAACAAACTCAATCCCTTTCTTGCGTGAAGCAAGACCAAGAGATATAAGATCATCAATGGTTAAACCTAACGTGCATTCAATCAGCGATGCAAATTGAGGTGTGGTTGACTCACCGACAGGGAGTTGGGAAGTTTCGGGATCATAATAACAATCGACTTGGATGTCGTACGTCAATAGATTCATGATGGAAATCAATCCACCACTACCTCTACCGATCACAGCTACCTTCATTTACCTTCTAGATAATTTCTAATGTTTTCTGCCTCGTCTGTTGTAGTATCAACAGGGTCATGGGGAGAATCTATACCGACTTCTTCTCGATAGTCTTCCACCATCTTATCATAAGGTATTTCTCTCAATTCGTCAACTATATTCTTTCCACTAGGTTTCATATCCAGATCTCTGATAGTCTGAATAGGACTATTCCAATACCTTTTCATCTTCTTAAGCATCTTAGCACGACCCTTTGGATCATCCTTATACTTTTCAATGACGTCACGAAGGACTTTTAATTCTCTTGTTGTTTTTTGTAGAGATTTATCTGCCCAGTCCTTGTGTCTCTTACGACCTGGCTGCTCACCAAAACCACTCATTACTGTACTCCGTTGATACGTACTTTAAATTTCACTCTATCCTTGTATTCTTTCTTATCTATAAACCAATACATTGATTCCCTATTATGTGACTCTTGATAGTATGCATCATAAACAGGTCTCTTAGTATCTCTATACCCTCTTCCACCTGGCTCATAGTTGATTGCAATTTCTGCAGGTATGTTTTTACTTACAGGATTGTAACTACCAGAGACTGATCTATGTGGATCTAACGTCGGAGAGTAAGGTGATACAGAATTGGCAGTAGAATAATCAGTGATGCGATCAGTATACTTTGGTGGCCAGTAGAATACAAACTCTTGACCCTCTCCATAACCGTCACCATAATCAAGGACTTCCAATAATTCTATTGTAGCATAGAAGTTAGTTGTTCGTCTACTACCTGTGCCATAACCCTCATTCTTTGCCCAGAATGTTATACCAACACGGATCTTAGCAGTGTTAGCACCGATGCCATGGTCTTCTTGGTTTTCATCATCCTCTGGTATCAACCAGTAGTCCTGTATGAAATAACCTGGCTCAAGTCTTGTATTAACCTCAGGATTCTGTTGCATACCATTGTATAGGTTGTCAACCATCCACTGTGTGTCAGCATCTTCTGCAAACCCATTCATCTTAGATTCATACCATGCAAAAGAATCAGAGGCATACTTCTGTAGTCTAGCGTAGTGTGTCTCTGTTTGTATGTGTCTCTTCACATCGTTAGGTGCGTTGACTCCATCAATATACTGAGGACCTGTCTTACCATCTTTGAATAACATTCTGGTGAGCAATAAGTTAAAGTGTTGTGACTTGTCATCGGTATGGAAACCATAGGTATCAATGTATGAATTCCTATCTGTGCCATCCCATCCACGAATGACTGATCCTTTACGGTTAGTCCATGTCTGATACTTGGTATAGTTTGTAGTGTTGTTGTAAGTGGCATCAGTATTAACAGCAGCAGAATTCTCCCATACTTTATACCACTTCTGTGCTTCTTCAATCTCTGCATTCTTATGTCTGTCTTCGTTGTTGTGTATGTAACACATGTCAAACCCAGTGATTGCTCCACCAACTCCTTTAGCTGACTCAGCTTCTGGATTTACAGTCGAAGGGTATGGAATAGACCTAGCGTCTCCGTCTTGCGTTTGTAGACGCATAGCGAAGGTGCTCTCGAAGAGATATGACTCCTCATCAAGTATTGCTATGCGTGGTGTAACGTTACCAACAGTAGGACCACGCTTGATCTCAGTGACTTTAAATTTAACTACATCATCCTTGACAACACTAAAGAATTCTTCTGTGTGTAGTTTCTTTCCTATCTCTGGCCAGTCACCTGCTTTAAACTTGCCTTCCCAAACAGCAGATCCATTAACTGATAGTTGTAATACAAATACAATACAGTCACCCGATAGACCTTGAGTGATACCACCCATACTACGAAGAGAAAACTTTCCAGTGTGTAGTATCGTAGATTTCTGTGTCCTATTAACTTGGAATAGATATTCACCAAGACATTTACCACACCCTGCGTCACTACTATTACCTGTCACATCTACAACTAGAGCTCCACAGTCAGCTCTCATCAGCATGACATCTTTGAATGAAGTCTTAAACAATCTAGGATCACAGTCATTCTTAGTGAGCATAGGTTTGGTTACAGGTGTAGGTGAGTCATTCTCCCACACATAACATTGAATACCTTCATATGTTGTTGATCCACCTGCCCATATGACTTCATGCCAGAATTTACAGTCATCAAAGTCACTGTCACCACCAATCAGATCTTCCCACCATTGCCAGTGGTCACCCTTCCATACTGTGTAGTCTCTACTATCACTTACAGATCCCCTAGGATTCAATGCATCATTAGAGAAGAGTGTGTAGTTAGATTCTGCTGATGAGACACCAGTAATCCTCCATCCATCAGATAGTTGAGAGAATGATGTGAATGTATCACCTACATTGTATGAGTTTAGTTGAGCACCATTAGACACAAGGGCAAACCCTAAGTTTCCTCCCTTGTATTGTTGTAGGATAGTGATAGGTATGATATGTTGTGACATACCAGTTTGATTGGTTGCATCTACGACCAAGAGCTGAGCCCACCTCGGCACACCATCTGTCTCAATGTATGCAAACAAAGTATTTCTATATCCTGCTCCACCCTTCTCTACATCAATATTCATTACTATGACATTGCTAACATCATTAGGAATGAGATAGTAATTCCTATTAGAAGCTTTAGTAGGTGGCTCTAATACAGTTTGCTTACGGATAGTGTAGTAGTGATCATGATCTTCTGTTATTCCTGAGTTCGCCTTAGCGATATTAGATATTCTTATAGTGCCATTACAATCATCATGAAGGTCATCCAATAGACAGATAGACTTACCACCATTGTATATTCTATCTGCTAGTGGTGAGTTTCTACTGTTTAAATTCTGGAATGAAATAGGATATGATCCTACACCTATGTTAGTAAATCTTTCAGTCTGCCTACCAGTATAGTTATTGTTACGGACGAAAGTCCTATTAGCAATAGTAAATGAGTCAAGACAAACTCCTGCTGAGTTGTATGTATCTTTCCATGACCACTCAATAGTAAAGTCAACACTGCCACCTGTTACTACGATATTATTACCAGAGAATACAACTGTGTTAGGAGTCTTGATTCTGTCCAAGTATCTGTGCAATGGCATTCCCTTCTCTACGTTAGTCAGATAAGGTGCCATGGCAGCAGGATCTTCATATGCATATCCTAATATCTCAATGAAACCCTGTTGAGAGGCATTCATAGTTGCTCTCTCACCTTCACCTTCAGCGTCTGGTTGTCCTGGATTAGTTGTAAGAAATGTATCTACTGTTGCAGAGGAATAGTATTTGTATAGTGGGACAGATCTATCATCTTTCTTTCTCTCATGCAAATAAAATACAGGTTGACTCGATGTCAGAGTATATCCTGATGGTGCTGTGGATGATGTGCCATAGTCATGGTTAGTGCCATTAGCATTACCCTCGATGACCATGAGTGCAACGTTGAAACTAGCGAGGTCACCTGTAAATGTAGCTGATGCCTCTGTACCTACAGCAGGTAAGGTGCCAGTGTATGTCGCATACCAGTTACTATCATACTCACCACCATCTAAGAATGGCTCGACTGTAAGAGTTACAGTAGCACTACCTATCGTAGCTGTATATGTTTTAGTAGAAGTGGTATTCCATATACTGTTACCGCCAGGATTCTCAATCTTATTTCCATTCCATGTGCCATCATAGTTTGTAGTCACACCTAGTAGATTGTGTAGACCACTTCCATATGGTTTGAATGCAAGGATAGCACCCTTCCCTTTTACATACTCATAGATACCAACTCTTTTAGGATAGCAGTTAGCAATACAGAATGACTTAACGTTACCATTATATCCTCTAGGGTAGAAGGTAACACAGTCTTGACTTGGTGGTTTCCATGCACCATCAACGTATGGTTTGAAGAGACACTCGAGTGCATCCTCTACACATGCTGCCCAACCACTATTTGATTGCTCTGGTGGACAATAGAATCTTTCTTTAGTATCAGTCCTCTCCCAGTTACCATCGCCAAGATCATTGACTAGATTATCTCTTTGAAACTGCCATAACTTATCACAATTCTTATCACCTGTGCCTAGAGTAGGTGGAAATATACCACCACCTATAGGAGGTAGACCCAATGGAAATTCTGTGCATGTCCTAGGATCTGTAGCATACTTCTCACACTCTGGACAGAAGGGTAGGTATGGAAACATGTCACAGATCATATCGATCGGTGGGTCTACAGTTAGTGATGGTATAGATGGTGTAGGTATATCAACATCGGGTTGACGAATACCACTATCATCTGTTGCTCTTGGTGGATAACATCTTCCCACCAAAGATCTAATCACTGCTCTAGGATCTATGTCCTCATTAGATGGAGGTGCAGGTGGTGGTGTAGGTAAGTCTGGAGATGTGCCTCGGTCTGCACTGTTGGGTAGTGGGATAGGACCATAGCATCTATTAGCAGGGTTGTCTGCAGGATTCTGATACGTTGGTGCACCACTAGACTCTGCTGCAGGTGGTGTTACTAACGTTATCTGTATAGGGTTAGATGAATCTAAAGGGTTAGGTGTAAGACTCTCTTGTCTGAAAGGACCATAGCACCTTCCATCTGCTCCAAGCACAGGGTCACTAGACTGCACGTTAGATCGTGGGTCACTAGGAATATACCTCGTAATGTTACGAGGATTCTGAGCGTCTAGTGCATTAGATTGTAGTTGCGGGATGGTCGGAGAGTAACTTCCACCATAACACCTTGGATCCGCTGTCATTACAACTAGTTAGGTATCTTTATTTATTTCCTCATCTTTAGTCTTGTATGCCCACTCATCTGTGTGTCCGACTGACCACCATTTAGGTAGTGTCTCTACTGCATAGTTTTGTGTGCAGACTTTGAAGTCAGGTTTCTTTAAGTTATCATTATCAACCAGACTGTTGTCAAAGAATTGACATCTGTTGTTAGGTTGTGCAGCAAACTGTCCGTTGTCTAGTGCAATGATATTGAATGTCTTGTGCTCTGGATCATGCTCTGAGAAGTTTGTATCTAATACAGAGAAGTCAGGATGTGCTGTGTCAATAGTAAACTCATACTCACCAGGATGCATCTTCTTATCCTTACCAAAGAAAGAGCAGCGACCAAGGATAGGTTTCTCTACAACTGTAATATTATAGTCAAAACAATCCCACAATTCTAAGACATCTAATGGTAGTTGATTGTCTCTGTCGTAGTCCTCTTTCCATACGAATGCACTGAGTGGTAACTTATCAAACAGTGCACCGTAGTCAGTTAGTAATGTCTCAAAGTATAATGCCTTTGCTTGTATGCTTCTTACTGATATCCATAGACCAGGTGTGATCTCTCCATGACCTTTCTCTAGATCATAAAGGTATTCTTTCTTCACCCAAACTTTTCTGGGTGGTAGGGGATGTACTAAGTATGCCATGACAAAATTATACCACAAAAAAAGGGAGGTTGCCCTCCCTGATATTTATTAGAATCGATGGAAACTATTCTAACACTTCCTTACAAATTCTTTTGCATGTGGATGCAGTATCGTTACACTCAATGAGACACTCATAGTATTCGTCTTCCATTGTCGTAGCGTCATACGGATGCCATGAATTTAATTGATTGTAAGGTAGTAAATTTTTCATTGGTTTGACTCTCCATTGTGGGGCACATAATAAAATAAGATTTTCATTGCATCTTATTGTCTCCAAATCCTAACATTATTTAGATAAAAAAAGAGACCCTTTCGGGTCTCTCGTAATAAAAAGAAATGCCTAGTTGCCGATCATCTCGACTGCATCACAGGTTGTCAACCCCTTATGAAAATTAATATGTAATGATTCAATCATAATGAAAGACCCCACTATGATTAGATTGCAGACAGTGAGAGGATGAGTTAAATATTTCAAGGCAATAAAAAAGACCCCTACTATGTAGAGGTCTTGAAAGTTATGCTAGGACTGGTCCTAGTCCGATACCTATTGCAACAAAGAATATGAATTCAAATATTGAGAAGTATCCTCCATACTTTACTAGAAATTGAGTCATTTGTGCTTGTGCTCCTCAGCATTTGAGTTAACCGATTGAAGGTGCAGTTAGTGCAACCTCTGTAGACTCAGCAGATGCTAGGTCTAATGGGAAGTTGTGTGCATTTCTCTCGTGCATAACTTCCATACCTAGGTTTGCTCTGTTAAGCACGTCACCCCATGTAGGAATAACTTTACCATTTACGTCCACTACAGACTGGTTGAAGTTGAAACCGTTAAGGTTGAATGCCATTGTGCAGATACCCATGGATGTTAACCATACGCATACTACAGGGAACACTGCTAGGAAGAAGTGAAGACTTCTTGAGTTGTTGAAAGAAGCATACTGGAAAATAAGACGACCAAAGTAACCGTGAGCAGCTACGATGTTGTATGTTTCCTCTTCTTGTCCGAATTTGTAACCGTAGTTTTGTGACTCAGTTTCTGTTGTCTCTCTGATTAGAGAAGATGTAACTAGAGATCCGTGCATTGCTGAGAATAGAGATCCTCCAAACATACCTGCTACTCCTGCCATGTGGAAAGGATGCATTAGAATGTTGTGCTCTGCTTGGAATACAAACATAAAGTTAAATGTACCTGAAATACCTAGAGGCATTCCGTCTGAGAAAGATCCCTGACCGAAAGGATACACTAAGAATACAGCGAATGCTGCTGACACTGGTGCTGAATAAGCAACACAGATCCATGGTCTCATCCCTAGTCTATAACTAAGTTCCCATTGACGTCCCATGTAAGCTGAGATACCGATAAGGAAATGGAAGATAACAAGTTGGTATGGTCCTCCGTTGTAGAGCCATTCATCAACTGTTGCTGCTTCCCAAATTGGGTAGAAGTGGAGTCCGATTGCGTTTGAGCTTGGGACGACTGCTCCTGAGATGATGTTGTTTCCATATAGAAAAGATCCTGCTACTGGTTCGCGAATACCGTCGATATCGACAGGAGGTGCTGCAATGAATGCAACGATGAAACATGCTGCTGCTGCGAGTAAGCATGGAATCATTAATACTCCAAACCAACCAACATAGATTCTGTTGTCTGTTGAAGTTACCCACTCACAAAATTCTGGCCATCCTGCTAGGAGACCGCCTTGTCTGCGGGTTTGAGTTGAAAGAGTTGTCATTAGTAAGACGTTTTTTAGTAGGGCATCAAGGGTAGATGCGATACATATTTCCTGCAATCCCTCACTACAGGATATTAGAGACGAGGTATTATACTGCCTATAGGTCTCGGTTTAAGAGCAGTTGTGCAACAGGGTGACGATATTTTCGGGTCCTTCTGCAGTGTAAAGAAATCTTTACAGTGTGTTGATTTAAAAACAACTTCCATAGTATATAGGCTTTTGAAAATCTTGTCAAGCCTTTTCTGGATGAATATCTGCGTAACCTGTAGACCTCTCTAAGAAGTCCACACCTTCAAGGTGGTCATGCTCATGCTGAAATACTCTCGCTGTAAATCCAGTCAGTTTTTCTTTGTAAATCTTTCCGTCCTCGTCTTCCCACTTCGCTACTATAGATGCAGGTCTTGTGACCTCATAGAATTGATCAGGATAAGTCAGACACCCCTCTTCAAAAGGAATCTTCTTACTGTATGACTTGATAATCCTAGGGTTAAAACATACGGTAGTCTCTCCGTCTGCCATCATTACAAATGCTCTCTCCCAGATACCTATCTGATTTGCAGAGAGTCCAACACCCTTATGATGTATCATACTCTCGGTAAGAGTCTTGGATAATTCTTTACGATCTAAATGATAACTACAACAATCAACACGATGATGTAGTAAGTAATTATCAGATGGTACTAAGTCTTTAATCATCGAGTGGGTTAGGCATTCCTAGAAACTGTTGACCATATTTATGGTAGCAAGTAATAATCTCATCATGCAATTTCTTCTCTTGGAATCCCAGTCCTTCTTTCATATCATCAAGGTGCTGTTGAAATAATCCTTCTTCAATGTAATAAGCACAAAACTCATACACTTCTTTAGTTAAACTAATCCTTGCATTAATAAATGCATTCAAACAAAACTGGCGAGCATGCATTTGCCCATCATTGTATCGCCAATCGGCAGAGAAGTCAGTCATCTTCGGTGATCCTTACTACGAAATCTATATCTTTACCCATCTTAGCACACATAAGTTGAGATAGGTAGTATAAAAAGTTTGCTTTTGATTGTGATAGTTGTCGATAGTGAGAGAGTGTTAACCAACCCTCCCCATCAAATACTTCTAGTTTATAATACTTCTCCATGACGCAACCAGTTTAAAATATTTTCTGGATAGGTGATCTCGTAAGGATCTTCCTTTGCATCATCTTGTTTACCTGGTTCCTCGAATACTTTTGTAATCACTCCTTCTTCTATGATACATGCGTATCTCCAAGAGCGAAGACCAAAACCTTCTGGCATCTTTGTCACCAGTTGATTCATTAGACCAGTAAACAATGCGTTACCGTCTGGAATCAATTTCACTTTTTCTATACCCAACTCTCTTTGCCATGCATTCATAACAAAACCATCGTTCACAGAAATACACCAGACCTCATCTACTCCTTCCAACTTAAAGTTATTATAAGTTGCCTCGAAGGAGGGTAGTTGAAATTGGGTGCATGTTGGGGTGAAAGCACCTGGTAGAGCAAACAATACATGCTTGCCACTACCAAATAATTCACTTGAGTTTTTCTTAACGTATCCAAATGCTTTGTCGTTGCAGTCTTTCTGCGAGACAAATACAAAATCCACTGATGGGACTTCCATAATTACTATTTACTCTACGGTATATAGTATATCATGCAACTTGGTATAAGCCAACCGCAAAGATGACAGTGGATCCCCATCCTGCAATCCTAGGAATATACCTGATTGACATTGGACGTTTGTATGCTTCCATTACATCATGGTAAGACATTATACGAAACCTGGAATGATTTGACCTGTTGTTAAATAAGCACCTAGTCCTGCGATGATGCCTAGCATTGCTAGTCTACCGTTAAGTTTCTCAGCAACGATCTTTTCTTTTTCAATAGTTTTCATTAGAATATACCTGGAATAATTTGTCCTGTGAATGTGTAAGCACCAACTGCTGCTACGAAACCTAGCATTGCTGCCCATCCGTTAAATCTTTCTGCTTCTGGAGTCATGATAGTGTCCTCTAAATTTGTGATTGTAAATTGTGAAATGATTTTCATCTAAGTCTCCCTAGATTAGAAAAAGCCTGGAATAATCCAACCTGTAAAGCCGTAGTTAACTACCGCTGCGAATAAACCAATCATTGCTAGTCTGCCGTTGATTGATTCTGCTTCCTTCCAGTAATTCATTAAAAGATACCTGGAATGATTTGTCCTGTTACTGCATACGCACCTAGTAGTGCAACGAATCCGATCATCGCCCAACGACCGTTTACTTTCTCAGCATTCTGAGGATATCCCTCGTATGCTACTGACTCATCGATGTATGGACGTGTCTCGGTTGGAAAGGCATTTTGTCTTCCACCTGACTCAGTTGTTACGGTCATTGTGTTATGTGAAGTATTGTTACATAATTATATAGTAAAGATAAAGTTTCTGTCAAGCGTTACATATTGTAATATGCTGACATTCTCTCGAAACTGTTGCTATCACTACAAAATAAAAAACCTCCTAATTAAGGAGGTATTTATACTTATGTCAGGGTTTCCTGACATTCAGACGGCAGGTTGATACGAAACTGTATCAGATTTGTTTGGATATGCTCCTACCTCTGGGTCTGGGTCTAACCACTTGACATACTCAGGGTCTTCAAGTGCACAGTCTAGTTGGATCTGACTGTCAAGGTAATACATTGTCTGATAACTCCTAGTCACCTCATTGAATTTGAGGATACGGAAGTCTGGCATGCCATTGATCTCAAGTTTACCACACTCAACAAACTTGTATGGAAACCTGTCAAGAATTACTTTTGCTTTTGTCATTGTAATGGTGTGTATGAATCTATAAGTATTCTACCATTGATCACACCACTTTCGTATAGAGCCATGGACAGTAATATAACTGTCACAATCAAACCTATCGTTGAGCGAAGTGTATAACGATTCAAGGTTTAATCTCTATAAGTTTTGCTGTTTCGATATCGTCACTCTCATCAGGATTTGTATGATGAGTAACCTCTCTCAATGTTTTTAGGTAACCCAAGACATGCTCCCTGATCTCCATCAACTCATCAAAACATTTTTGATTATGAGCACATGCTCTAAGTTTATGGTTGGGTTCTAATACTGACTCTTGGAATAGTGTCAGTGCTCTATCGTATTTGATAGCGGGTGTCTCTTTACCTATCATAGTTTTATTGGAATGAAAACCATCCTGTTACTATCATCTTCTCCTTTGTCTCGGATACTCTTCCTCTATGAAAGTGCGTCCAATCTGATGGCCAGATGACTGTGTATCCTTTTTGTGCAGGGACATACTTGTCTTGATGAAACCATTCGGTGCCACCATCGGGGACATCGTTTAGGTATGTCATGTAGACAAGGTGTCTATACACATTACTTGGTAGGCAGTTTGATCTCTCTGTATGCCAGAGTTTAAAACCACCACCCTTAGGATACCATTGTATAGAGAGTGGCTCATTGATACGGAAGTCAGATAACTCACAGAAAGGAAACCTATCCATGTATAACTCTAGGACTCTTTGTAATTCAACGAGATACTTCTCACAATGCATGACTGCTGCTTGGAATGGTACGTGCAGGTCACGAGAATCTTTAAATTCTTTGTTTGTTTTTATTTGTCCTGCTTCCATCAGTTGACCTTCAATGTAAGGTAGAAACTGTTGGTGCCTATAAAAGTTTGTAATTTCTTTTACTGCTTCATCAGAGATAAAGTCACCCCAAATGAAATCGCTATGCTTTTCGCATATCTTATCCTTATAGGTTGTGATCTCAGGTTTTAGCATCAACTCTGTATGAAAAAATTGCTCGAGGACTTTTGGGTGATGGCTCGTGATACATTCCTTTAGGAATATAAAGAGCGTCACCAGGATTTATAACAACTATATCTGCTAAGCATGTCTCGCATGCATTTGTATCAAATCTATATGATGTCCGACCTTTGACACCTATGATTAATACATTTTCGTCATCCTTGTGCCTTTTGAAAGTATCAGCAGGTGAAAAGTATGACACATAGACATCCATGTTTTGACATTCATGTCCTGCCCATTCTTCAAACTCTCTGCGTGCGAGAGTAAATTGAGGAGGACAGGGATATCCTCTCCTCCATTTTGACAGGTAGGAGGGCGGACCTCCTTCACTTATACAATGGCAATAACCTGTAGGGTCGTTTAGAGTTGCATTTACATACATCAATACTGCATCCCATGTCACATCAGTGTGCTTGGGAAAGATATCTCTGTATACAATGTACCTCTGGTCATCCATAACTCAAATCATGATCTAATTGGTCAATCAAAATTTCATAATCTTCTTCAACATCAACACCCCAGAATTGGACATGGCGATTGTCAGCGTAAAACCGACACAAGGATTGGAATAAAGATGGATATTCTCTATCCAATTCTACTTCGCCATTGACCGCAGACCTTAGGACGGACATGCGATTTGCAAAACGATCCTTTACTGTCATGAGTAAACTCCTATTCTTTTTGGGACTTGGGGGATATACCCCAACGACTCAGGTAGGATTCGAACCTACGACCGACTGTTTAGAAGACAGTTGCTCTATTCCACTAAGCTACTGAATCAAATAATTGCTTTAGTCTTGTCTACATGTCCTTTAACATTAAAGGAGATGATCGTCCTCTTGACAGGGGATCTATTGGGAGTTGATTCATGGTGCAATGCTGCAGGAAAGAACACAATCGACCCTTCCTTGACTGGTGGGACGTACGACATTAAGTTGCCATCCTTGAAGTCATGGAAGGGTGAATAGAAAGTTGTTGGCATGTGAATGTTTTCATTGAAGTCATAATAAAGAATGCATGACCAACCATACATGCCATGGTTGTGCACTCTGTGTTTATGTGAATCTAGTTGAGACTCAAACCACATTGATGAGATCTCCATCTGATGATTGCGACCAAGGCAACCACTTTTTTTGAATTTATTTATAGGGACTGCTGCTGCTTTAAAAACTTGGTCAGCATATGGTGGCAAGAGTCCTTTCTGATCCCACTCAAAGAAATCAGTATAAACTTCCACACCCTGATCCAGATGTTTATCTGTAGGGTCTGGTAATGTGATGGATTTTTTTGTTTCCTCCCAGTCTTCAATCTGATATGTGCAGATTGGGACTCGGAATGGGAATTCCATCATCGGTCTTCGATTGCACGAATACGCTCGGCAACTTGCTCTGCCTCATCGACATTACCTGTCTCATAAAGGTAGTGCAATTTATCAATAAGAAATTCTACTGAATCCAGAAATTCAATCGGAGCCATGATTTGATAGTGCAACTCTCTCAAGTATATATGGTCTCTGTCCATGTGTCAAGGGGTGAAATTTTTAATAAACCATTCGGCATCCAACACCACTAGTGCCTTCTTCCTGTTTTTCTTCATAAAAAGAGCAGGTGTATGGTCACCTGCGTTTGCACACGCTTGATCGTATGCATCGTAAACATTAAGTTTCTCTACATTCTTACACTCGATAGAGAAAGGAAACTTTTTTCTTGCGTCTCTTGCCATGATAAGATCCTCGCCACCTGCACCCATACTTCTAGACTCGATGTCCTCAGGGTGTACGTCGCAATGCTCTATGAGCATATCCCTTACCCACTTCTGGAAGTTTCTACCTTTTGCTTTCGCACTCTGTGGTTTCAATCAATTACCTTCATACTCATCTTTATATGTATAAGATGGTGTGAATGGTGCTCTAGTAGCACTAGTGTATGCGTCAGTGTCTTCTTTGATAGCATCTTCTAACTCTGATGCTAACTCTTTTAACTGATGTGCGAGACGTTTTACCTTAGTGACATTCATGTCAGACTCCGTTTAGTTTGTCTTGTAATGATGACCAGTCTTTTTCAAACTGCTCTAACCCTTTATCAGTTAGGACATGCTTATACATCTTATCAAAGACTGTGGGTGGTATAGTGCATATGTCTGCACCAACTGCAAAGCACCTACCAACATCTCTTACGTTACGAATTGATGCTGCTAGTATCTGTGTCTCAACCTTGTGAAGTTTAAACACGTCAGATATATCTGATATTAATTGTATACCATCAAAACTGTTGTCGTCTACCCTTCCTACAAATGGTGAGACGTAGGTTGCTCCTGCCTTCGCTGCAAGTATTGCCTGCGAAACTGAGAAACATAGTGTTACATTAGTAGAGATGCCATCTTCTGCTAACTCTTTACATGCTCTAAGTCCTTCGGGTGTGAGTGGTAGTTTGATTGTCACACTCGGATGAATCTCAATATAATTATCTGCCATGTCTAGCATTTCTTCTGCTGTCTCTCCTACTACCTCTGCAGATACTGAGGCAGTCCACCCAAACATATCACAAATTTCTTTAATTACTTCAACAGGATCCTGACCCTGCTTCATCATCAACGAAGGATTAGTTGTTACACCATCTATCAATCCTGTCCCGACGGCATTCAAAACTACCTCAGTATTACTACTGTCTAGAAATAGTTTCATTACTCTCCTCATAGTTATTCTTATTTATTTTCTAGGGAAAAAGGAGGGAGGTTGGGTTCCTGTATACCAACAAAGAAGGGGCATTACTACAGAGTAAAAACCTTCTTGCCTGAGACCCGACTGGTAAGTCGATTCACCTCTCGGTGCAGCACCACCTGTGTCTCATCACCTTAACTAGCGTTTGCCAGTAAGTTTATTCAGTCACTCCCAATGTGCTGATCAGGCACAAAGTTATTATGGCATAAAAAAAGGAGGGTGTCAACCCCTCCTATCTTTGAATGAATACAATTTACTTTTTCTTCTCACCCTTCCTTGGATTTTTAAGAAACCATGAAGGTTGATTAAACACATTTAGTGTTACCCATTTAGCGTAGTGGACACCACGATAACAGAGAAAGGCAAAAACCTTTTCTGGATCATGTTTATCTGGGTCGTAATCGGGTAAACCGTAGTCCCATTCTATTTTAACTTTGAGTCCCATCTGCCTGCTCCGTTGTCTTGAAAGACTGAAGGAAGCGAACCTCTAAGTAAATGAAAGAAAGGAACACCACGCACCCGAGGTTGATTAAACCGACAGTATGTAGTGCTTCCATCTTCCTACACCGCTGTTAGTTTTTTTTCGACTTTGACACCACGATACATTAGTTCATGGTTTCTTGCCTGTGCGGCTTCTGCTAGTACCTTTGCTTTGTACTGCTCAGCGTCATACTTGACGCCACGATATGTGATAGTAGTCATGTGTTTCTCCTAAAGTTGGTTGAATTTCTCCTTTAACTCTTGCGAGTGATCCGAGTCTCCGTTCCTTTAGTCGTTTGCGTCCTGACAATATAGCCCTTGTTTCTCTGCGAATTCATAGTAGAGATCAATAATCTCTGTCCTCTCTTCAGTGGTTAAGTCAGGGTATGACTTAGCACGACCTACGAGAGTGTTAATGTCTTCACAGGAGACAGTTACAACTGTAGAAGTTGCCAATAATAAAGCGAGCATATGTAGCATAGGATGAACGATCCGTTCCGCGACTTACTTGCGTCCTAACATGTATGGTTTGCAACCTTTTTCTTCCACCTTGCTGTAGAAATAATCTATAAGATATTCCTTAGCATCAGGGATGTGATTATCATCGCTGAGAATCTCTGCCCTGTTGTTATTCCACTCTTGACAGGTCATTGTCCAATGGGACGGATGATGCTGTGTGAGTAATGAAGTAAGTAGTGCAACTTCAATCATGAGGATGAACGATACAGATATGTTATCATATCCTCAATTATTTAGCAAACTTTGTTGTTTAACTTAGCCTTTCTGTTTACGGTTATTACGTTTCTTCGTCTGGTAGGGTTGGTTTGGTAGTTTCTTGTGTCTCTTGAGGTGTGCTTTCACTTGACGTAAAAACTTCAAGTGGTCCTGTATACCACTGCTCTGGTGGTGGCCAAGAGGATCTAATGGAGATATCGTCCAGTCCTCTGACTTCGCTTGGTTTTCTTTCCACGATTGTTTTGGGTTTTTCTTCTTCATCAAATTGATCAACAAGGTTTTCGATTTGTTGATCAACATCATACATTGTCTTATCGACTTTCCATTCTAACCACCACTTTGCATACCATGGTAGTGCAAAATTCAAAAGGATCCATCTTAAGATACCCTTTTGTTTTTTACTCCATGCTTCAAACTGCTGCACTTCGGTGGGTACTCCACCCCAGTGGTGCTCAAATTTAAAGTGAAAATCCTGCGAAGGTTTCTTGTCCAACATCTTGTTTGATACCGCCTACTATGTAGGACTCGATCTCAGTCTCTTGTGGTGCATTCTGTTGACCCTTACTATTCAACCAATGGTTTGTCCATGGTAGTGGGTTAGTGCTAAGTGGCACGTCAAATACAGGTGTCAATCCAATCGCTTTCATACGACGGTTGGCAGTCCATTCAACATACTGACTGAGTAGTCTCTCGTTTAAACCGATGATGCTTCCGTGTGAGAATAGATAGGTCGCCCAGTCTTTCTCTTCTTCTACAGCATCGATAAACATTTGTGTGATGTTTTCTCTTTCTTCTCTTGCAATCTCTTGCATTTCTGGATCGTCACCTTGATCCCATCTCTTTAGTATCTTTTGAGTGATGTTTAGATGTTGTGATTCATCTCTAGCAATCAATGCAATGATCTTTGCTGATCCTTCCATGAGTTTCAACTCACCAAAGGCGAAAGAGCATGCGAATGAAACGTAGAAACGTATGCCTTCAAGGATGTTTACGTTAGCAACAGCCCTGTAAAGTTTTCTCTTTAGGTCATGCAGTGTCCATTGTGAAGTAGGTGATTCTTTCCAACCTGGCTTCCACATATTACCATCTGCATATTCTCCTACTGCTTCGAGGAAGTCATCATATGCTTTCGTTACTGACTTCGCTCTAGCTAAAATCTTCTCGTCATCTAATACAGTGTCAAATACTTCTGAAGGATCTGCATATACATTCTTAATGATGTGTGTATAAGATCTACTATGAATTTGCTCCATGAAATTCCATACACCAATGCATCCTTCTAACTCTGGTAGTGAGCAGTAAGGAGCGAATGCCATGCCAGGTCCTCTACCTTGCACGCTGTCAAGGAGGATCTGATATTTAAGGTTAGAAGTATAAATGTGCTTCTGTTGATCGTTTAGTGTCTTATAGTCAGACCTATCCTTCTGTAGTGAAACCTCTTCGGGTCTCCAGAAGAATCCTAGTTGAGACTGTGTAAGTCTCTCAAAGTCTGGGTATTTGTATTCATCATATCTCTGCATCCCTAAGGGTGCTCCGAAAAACATTGGTTGTTTCTTAGTATCCACTTGGTTACTATTGAAAACAGTAATTGACATTTAATTCCTTAGGGTGAGTGTTATACATTGCAAGCTTCACATTCTGCCTCGTCTCCAGACAGGATGTCATCGACTAAACTATTGAGATCGGTATGTGCTACCTCAGCAATAGGTTCTTCGATATCTTTTTTATTGTCGTAAGTATTCTGATAGTATGAGGTCTTCCAACCGTATTTGTAAGTATTCAACAAGTCCATAGAGAATACTGACATAGGTATCTCATTGTTAGGATAATTCTCTGGATTGTATGACCAGTTACCACTGATCGCTTGATCAAAAAACTTTTGCATGACCGCAACAACTTTGATGTAACCCTCATTGGATTTCATATCCCACAAGAGTGTGTAGTTATTCTTTAGTGTGTTGTATTGCGGAACAATCTGCTTAAGAGGTCCTTTCTTCGATTTCTTAACGGACAAGTAGTCTCTAGGTGGCTCGATTCCATTGGTTGCGTTTGACACAACGGAGCTGCTCTCCGAAGGCATTTGTGCGGACAGAGTGCTGTGCCTGAGTCCGAATTTCTTGATGTCATCCCGAAGAGAATCCCAATCATGTTGATACTCTGGTGCTACAATTTGATCGACTTCCTTCTTATATGTATCGATAGGAAGAATTCCATCATGATACTTTGTGCAAACGAAATTACCACATGGTCCTCTCTCTTTTGAGAGTTGGTTTGATGCCTTCAAAAGATAGTATTGGAAGGACTCTGTTAACTCATGGACAAGATCATAAGCACCTTGATCATCATACTTAACACCTTGCTTAGCAAGGTAATGTGCTAGTCCGATGTAACCAATACCAAGTGATCGACGTGCGATAGTAGAATCTTCTGCTGCCTTTACAGGATACTCTTGATAGTCAATCAACTCCTCAAGACCACGGACTGCAAGATCACATAGATTCTCCAACTCATCAGTCTTTCTGATCTTACCTACGTTGATAGCAGATAGGATACACAAAGCAATCTCACCCTGTCCTTGGATGGACTGGATAGGATCTGTTGGTAGTGTGATCTCTTGACATAGGTTACTCATGCTCACCTTATCTTTAAATGATGAGTGAGTATTAACGTGATCAATATTCATCAGATAGATACGACCTGTCTCTGCTCTCTCCTTGAGCATAGCAAGGATTAATTCCTGTGCGGGGACAACATTCTTAGGGATGGTCTCGTCTGATTCGTATTTGGTATAAAGACTATTGAAGTCAGGAGTGCCAAAGGCATCATATAAACCAGGCACATCATGAGGAGAGAAGAGAGTGATACTTTCATTATTAATAAACCTTTGATAAAACAATTCGCTCAGTTGAATACTGTAGTCTAGTTTCCTTACTCTATTATCTTCTGTCCCTTTATTATTCTTAAGGACAAGAATGTCTTCTATTTCTTGGTGCCAAATGGGGAAGTGGACAGTCGCTGATCCACCACGGATGCCGTTTTGAGTGCAACATCTGACAGTGCTCTCAAACTTTTTGAGGAAAGGGACAACACCTGTGTGCTGCACTTCACCGCCCCTGATTTTAGCGTTGATCCCACGGATTCTACCTGCGTTGATGCCGATTCCAGCCCTTTGAGCAACGTAGTAACCAATAGCCATGTCACTGCTAAAGATGCTATCGAGGGTGTCATCAATATCAACAAGAACACAGCTAGCAAATTGCCTAAGGGGAGTCCGCACACCTCCCATGATAGGAGTCGGGATGTTGATTTTGTGCGTTGAGATTGCGTCGTAGTATTTTTTGACATAGGTTAATCTGCTCTCCTCTGGATAGCGTTGAAACAATGTTGCTGCGATCATGACATACATCTGCTGTGGTGTTTCATACACCTCACCAGTTGACCTGTCTTGTACCAGATATTTATCTACAACTTGACGAAGACCTGCATATGTAAACATATAGTCTCTATCATAGTCAATCATAGAGTTGATATCGTCCCACTCGAGACCGCTGTACGAGTCTACAAGGGTTTTGTCATAGAGTCCCTTAGCAATACACTCCTTGATATGCCAATGAATATGTGGATGTGCATCAGGATGTCTTTGGTAGACTGCCTTTCGGAGAGAAAACAGCAGCAAACGAGCAGCAACAAACTGATAGTTTGGTGTGTCTAGAGAGATCAAATCATTCGCAGACTTGATAAGGATCTCTTGAATGTCATCGGTCTTGATTCCATCAAAAATCTGCAAGTTAGCATTCATTTCTATTGCAGACTCGGAGACACCTGCGACACCATCGCATGCCATCTCGACCATCTTATGAATTTTTTCTAAGTTAAGTGACTCAACAATGCCATTACGCTTGACGACGTTGGTGCTCATACCTTTTTCCAGAATGTAAGTTTTACTTTTGCCTCGGCACCTATGAAGGTGTTTTCTTTTATGATCTTTTTCACATCATGACCTGCGAGGTGCATGTCATTGAGATCTTTCTGCTTAATAGTCTTAGGGAATATCACTACGGAGTGACCCTGAGATATACTATCAGTTATCTTAGCAACGATCTCCTTGTTTCGTGGTTCGTTGTCATAGACGAATGTAAATTTATAATTGAAAGTGCTGAAGTCAACATCACTACCACACATAGCAATAGCATTGGGTAAGAAATAACTGTCGAATGGTCCTTCAGTGACATAAATTTCTTCTTCAGTGTTAACACGATCCAATCCAAAGAGTTTAGTCTTACTCTTATCAAAGATACATGTGATATATCTTAGCACACTTTTAGGTGCTAGTGATCTACCTTGAATTCCAAACCATTTACCATCCTTATCAATAAGAGGGATGATGATCCTAGGTTGGTCATTCTTTAGACTCTCAAAATAGTTTGGACTCTGAGTGTTGACCCATGCCTTAAACTTGTCAACATAATACAGAGTATAAAATGCGTCCGAAGGTAAGTGTCTTTTCTCTAGATACTCTCTTGCGGGATGCTCATTATTTAGACTAGCAATAGATTGCAGTCCAGTAGGCTTGGTGGCAAAGTATGGCTTTGCTGACAAGTCTGGTAGGACTTCTTTCTTCTTAGGTTTTTTGTATTTCTCGAGAAGATATTCTGCGTATAAATCTGAGGCTTGATCCTTCAAGAAGGTAGACAGAGACTTAGAGATACCACAGTTGTGGCATTTATAAACGTAATCATTATTACGCATAAAAAAATACCCCCTCGCTTTACTCTTATAGCGTTGGGAGTCACCACAATAGGGGCACCTAAAATTGTAAGTGCGTCCTTGATGTTTAAATTTTTCTAGTCTGACCCCAACACGATCGATGTATTGGGTATCAACGTAACTCATTAAGGTCGGATATCTCTCCAACTAGCATACTACTATTTGGGGATCCTGTCAACACTGGTTTAATAATCTTCTGTCCTACTGGACTCACTAGGAAACTTATGATACTCAGTGCTCCAAATATACTCCACATCTTCTTCTCCATTAACCTCAGGCGGTCATCCACCTTCCTTATATCTCTCTCGCATCCTTTCTTTATTGCATTGGTTTCTCGATTGACATCTGCAGACAGTCTATCGATCTTCTCAAATAATACTTCGTCTATCTTATCTTGCTTGTCAAGTTTCTCATTGTGTACAGCAAGAAGTTGACCCATCTTCACAGAGTTTTCTTGAAGAGTGTCAACAACTTTTTCTAGTCTTTCAATTATAGCTGAGTTGATATCAGACATGGAGTGCTTTTTGACGTTTGTCCCAGTAGAATTTTATTACTTGATTAGGGTATAAACGAGTTACTTTAATCTTTTTGTGCACCTCAGGACGGTATATCTTTCTGAGTTGAATTTTTATTTCGGACGGAGACTTACCATACAATACATATGAGTCAATACCATCGAAATGTATTAGATAAGGAATGACACTACTATCTTTCTGATAGTGTGTTGCTTCTCCAAGACCTGCATTACCTGTGCGAGGACCTATCCCCACGTTTGGTAAGACATAACCTTTGGGTTTATACTTACGTCTCTTTACTTTCTTCTGCCCTAGCATGGGATCGAAACCTGCCACAGGACCACTTGCATTAGCAGATCCAGAGAATCCACCAGTGCCTGCACTCATTGTTGGGGCATCTTCGTTAATCATTCTATTGCAGTGAGCGTATCGTATACATCCATATCTAAATCAACTTCATTCAATGAGCCCTGATTGATCTCTGGATACCTATCTAAAAATATTAGAAAGGTCTTCAGTATAGACCAGTATTCTCGCTCGAGTTTATACATTAGCAACGGTATGGTTGCCTCATCAAACACATTGAATAAGATGATCAAATGGTTAATGATCAAATTTGTACGTAGCGTCCCAGTCTTCAAGTATCTCTTAAGCAGACGCTTAAGGTATTTGAATTTCTTCATGTCCTCCATGAAGTCATCTACAGTAACCGATTGTGGGTTGTTGTAGTGCTTGATGGCGAACAGTAAGTGATTCTTATCTGTTAGACTTTCAAAACGCATTACGAAGATCAGGAATACCTGAGATTATTTATTAACTACCGAATGTGATAGTTGCTGCACCGTCAGTTTCTTTCTGGACAGCACCTTTACTTGTGGTAATGATACACTTATACTTGTAACCGTTAAGTGTTGTACCTCCAAGTCCACTGTATGCAAGAGTTGCAGTAGTGAAGTCAGCGTATGTGATACCTGTGTCAAGTGAAGCACTTACATCTACCCAACGAGTAGTAGCAGTTGCTGTCTGTCTCTGCCATTTGTAAGAGATAGTACCTGACTGGTCTACAGTTGCTGCTGCAACGAATGTACCTGCACCACTAGAGGATGTAGAGTTAGCAGGTTGTGTGCCAACTGTGATTACCTCAACTACATCTGCTGCGATTGTGTCATCAGATGCATCACCTGCTGCTGCTGCAGTAGCATGTGTGAATGCTAGGCATTCTGCCTTGTGACGTGTGTCACCATTGTGTGTAAGATATGTGCGATACAACCACCAACCTGGTCCTGAAATTCCTCTGGACTCATTAGTGCCCTTAGTCATCTCAGTGTCGTCAACAAAAACAAGACTGTAGTTAGAAATGCTATCTCCACCCTTGATAACATATTCTGCTACTGCCTTGGGAGGTGTCCTCCTGATTGCTGATCCTGCTGCGATTGTTGCAGTTGATCCTGCGTATACCTTGTGTAACTCTAGAGCAGTCGCTGACGTTACCTGTTTTACGATGTAAGAAACACCTGACAAGTCCAACACATCTCCTACCTTGACAAGGTTGTCAGAGGCAGACGTGAAGTCTCCAGAAGTTGTTACGGTTGCATCGCCATTGGTTACTCCTACGGCAGTGCCCATTGCTTTCGCATCGATTAGTCCAAATACAGCCATTGTTCTCTATAGTACGGGTGGTTTCATCTATATGTTATTTATACTACTTTGACTCTAGAGCTTCCTTAACTTTCTCAAAGAGAGCGTCGTCTGCTGTAGTCTTAGTTAGTTTCACTGCCTTACCGATGATAAGTAGACAGATATCGATTAATTTTTCGCCAAGTTCTGCGTCGTCTGGAATTTTAGCAACAGCAGAGTCGATAACCTTGTATGCAAGGGGCATTAAAAAGCTAAACATGATTTTATAAAGCGTGGTACCTTATTTATAACTTTTTATACTCGCTTGGTTTGAGACCTGCAGCCTCAGCATCATGATCCTGAGTTAATGAGATCATCTTCTCTCTCATTCTCTCTTTGATGACATCCTTAGCAGCTTTGTCATCTTCATCATGTGGAATTACATTACCTTCGGCATCTGTTTCGTGATGCTCTTTCTTTACTTCATGCTTCTCATAACCAATGCCATCGCCATCGTCGTCCCACCAACGCTTGACTTTTCCTTTCGGATCTTTCTTGGCAGATTTCTTTGCAGCTTCTTTCAGTGCGTCCATAGATGCACCAAGTTTTGCTTTCATGGTTTCTTTCATGAGGTCTTCCTTTTTTGGATTTACGGTTACACCTTTCTTAGTAACGGTCTTGAGTGAACTCTTCCTGTCCTGAGTTTTTTCAGTTGGTTGCTTCATTCAAGTCACCTTTAATGTTACTTCGCCAGTCGTATTTATCCTTAATCGACAGCTTGAAAGATTCGACATCGAGAGTTTTTGGATAGTCTTTGTCACCCTTTTTAGCAGGTGCTTCGCCACGCTTACGCTTGGCATGGATGTTATCCCATAGACCTTTCTTCTCTTCGATCTCTTCTTCCTTGACACAGTTAGGTACTTGCTTCCCTCCCTTTGTCTTGGTGCCCTTTGCCTTGTAGCCTGTCCAACATTTCTTGGCACCTACATTAGCACGAGCTTGTTTCATGGACTCGTGAAGGTCATCTATATCAATACCAACCACTTCTTCTTTAGCGGTGACACCAATATCAACTGCATCTTTAGCAGTCTTACGACCATCCTTACCCATAACAATATATCTACCATCAGACTTACGACCAGTGACAAGCATCTGATCTCCACCTGAGGAGACAACACGTCCAACGTTTCTATCTCTCTTAAACTCTTCCTTCTTCTTAGCGATAGCTTCCTTTTCAACAGGGAATCCCCCATATCCTTCTACTACCACTTCATGTGTATCCAAGATGTCGATCACCTTTTCTGCACCCTCTTGAAGTCTTTTGATCAACTTGTCAACAGTGCCAGTCTCGATTGCATCGAAAATTTTATTCTGCTCTAAGAAGGTATACTTCAGTAGTGCAGCAGATACTTTTATATCTAAAGTCATTGCTTTACAGAGAATTAGTCGTTAAAACGTATTATTATTTAGTCTTTGTCTTCTTTCTAAAGTCAGAAAACTTGATTGTTGCTTGACCAGGTGTCATTGCTTGGACTGCTGCACGATACTCGTCAGTGCCTACCTTCCATGAGTTACCACTACCGTCATCAGCAGAATAGTTAGACTGATCTTCTCTCTCTGTGATGTGCTGCAACCATGCTTTGTGCTCACTACCATCTGGCATTTGGAATACAACATAGTTTGTGCCACGGTGGACAACATGTCCTGTCAAACCTGTATCATCGTGCTCTACTAGTGCACCAACCTTAAAGATATGGTTGAGCATATAGAAGTCACGGAATGTATCGTAGTCTAGTTTAGGTGCATACTCCCATAGTGATTCATTAAACCACTCCTTGACATCCTTCTTCTTACCTTTCTTAGGTGGAGGTGTCATACCCTTGAGGACATCTGCCATCATCTGTGCACTGTGCTTCTTGCTAATACCCTTAGGCATTCCACCATGGAATGAATCATGGTCGTTACCTTGAGCATGCTTACGCATGTCTGATGCTGACAATTTCTCAATAGGATCTTCAGACTTGGGGTCTCTTGCTCCTGCAGACTTAATGTTTATTGTATTAAAGTCGTAGTGTATTTTATTATATTTTTTTGTAAGTGATTCAAATTCTTTTACTCGGTCATCACCAACAACCATAGTGACATGCTTATGACCTTCGTCATTCAAGTCCTTTAGGATGTCAAATATATTACGGTGTGCCTCGTTGTTTTGTATCTTATCCTTATGTTGAGGATACATCTTCCTCATGTGACCTACTTTTTGGTCTGCTGTGAGGGGATTCTTTTTGTGGTCTTGGGATCTGCTAGGGTAGATTCTGTAGTTTCCCGAGTCGCCTCCGTGAGATCTAACAGCATCGAGTAACTTACCATGGCCAGCATGAGGAGGATTAAACCTGCCAAAAGTAATTGCAACGTGGGGGTCAGCATCATTTTTTTTGTTTGTACTAGAAGATTGACCCTTCGCGGATGGTGAGGGTTTCTTTGTTTTAGTCTCTTTTGCTTCTTTAATGAAATCTAGGAAACGCATTTAGCCCCAATCTTTTGCTACGGTGAAGTTGGCACGACTGAATTCAAGTCTGTCAACGAGTTTAAGAGCGGTGCCATCTTTGATAGCAACAAATCCTTCTGGACTTGTTACACGATAACCCGACTCGTCTTCGAGGAAGGTGCCAACACCTTCGATCTTTTTCAATTTATTTATAATCATATTCTTTGCGTCCATTAGGTTTCTAAACCCACTGAGTGCAGAAAACATGATAGTCTTGTTACTATTTAGAAAAGAAACAGAGTCCGATCTACGTTTTTCCCATTGATCCTGTGTTTTCTGAGTCTTTTTCTTGATGATTTCCTTCTTATACCTGTCATCAAGGAATTTTATATACCCTAGTGCCATCTTAGATGAGGTGTTAGGTATCTTACCTTCACGGATAACTTGGTTAAAGTAAATCTTAAACATAGAAGCAGGAGAGAAAGAAGATTTGTCTTTGGTAATGACATCTAGAAACTTACTGCCTGATCTTAGGTTGCTCTTTGCCTGTCTAATAGTATTATTGATAGCATTCTTCTCACTGATGCTTAGATTGGCAACACCGTTTACGTTAGTAAATTCTGAGGAGAATACTGCAATGTCTTTGACACCCTGTAGACCTTTTACATCTGCACCGAATGTTGCAGACAAAGTATCCATGCTACCACCAACGTAGCGAGTGTGAAAGACAATGCCTAGAGTAGACTTTGCTACCTTGGCACCCATGTCGCTCTTCTGATCTACGACATAAGTGATTGTATTGGGTTTAAATCTATAACCTCGTTTGCCACCAACGGTAACAAGAGGAGGGGTAGAAGTATAGAGGAGATCCCCTTGGAGAATACCGTCAATGGGTAGTTTCTTAAGTTGCTTGTAGCATTGCTTGAGGATACCATTGATAGCACCTTCGTAGTGGAAGTCGATGAAGTCTTCATTGTATCCTATTTTGGGTGTCGTCTTATTAAAGACTGACTTTGTGCCAACAAAGAATTCTCCTGTCTGTGGATCTTTACCACACACAACAGCAGGAGCACCATCCCATTTCACAGTGACCTTCGTGTTGCCTCCACCCATTCCTGAGGTAAGCATGTCACGAAGAGACTCTAGAAAGGCAATGCTATTCTTAACACCAGTTGACCCAGTGTTAAAAATGTCATCTTCTAAATGCTCGAGGTGAGTATTCTTTGCCATACTTCTATAATACTATACTTTGATATGTAATGGGGGAGTAGTGTGCCACTTCTTTATGTGGATAAGAAGGCAGTGTCACCGTCCATATCATATGTGCTAGGACGAATGTTATTTATCTTAAGTGCCATCAAGAAAGACCAACGTGCACTAGATTTAGAGTTAGTCTTAAGACGAATCCTGATGTTACTACTGGTTACTGAGTCAGAGAAACGTGGGCATCCATACCCTTCTGGATCTCTACCCATATAATATAGTCCTTTTCCTTTTATCTGTATGTAAAAGGTGCTCTTAGAGTTGTAATAAGTTTCTACTTCTCTTGCTGCTGCACGACCCTCTGCCAAATACTTATCTGGAAATCTTTTAAGATCTAATTCAAGACCCTTCTTTCTCTGTGTAAGGGTTGCGTCTTTCTTTAACGTAAACTTAGCAGGTGTATTCTTACTAGGTTTCCAATGATCGTTTGCTTCCTTTATAATATTAAAATTTTCAGCGATGCCTATCATAGTAAGTGCTGCTTCTTTCTGAGCACTTGACTTACTCTTATCAATAGTAAACTTCATGGCAGAAGTATCAAAGTCAAAATTCATCTGAGCAAAGTCAGCAGATAACTTTTCCTTCAATTCAAACTTAATTATATTAGTATCTTTTTTTAATTCTAAGTCTGCCTTTGCATTGTCTGCACCTGCAGGATCAGACACATCAAAACCTTTATCACGCAGTGATCTAATTAAATCGAATTCATACTGGAAGCCAGCATTCATCGTCAGCGGTCTAGCCGAGTTGCCCTCTCCGTCCAGTAGAGGCTCGTTGTCTTTCTTGCGTGCCATAACTATATTTATCGCACTCAGATCTATTATTCCAGTGGCGAATTACTCCGCTGACAATAAAACAATTAGTGACGAGATAACTAACAAAGATAATAGATCGTACAATGACCACATAATTATCATAGTCTTTCGTTTTTTCATCAGCAAAACTACCGAGTGCATACTTCCATATCTTCCAAATCATTTTTGGGGAAAATAATTAAAGTTAATTACACATCTATCCTGAGTGGATGATGTGCCAAAGTGTATAGTGGAGGATGGGAATATAACTGCTCTACCTTTAACAGACTCTACTTTTTGATCTCCCACCATTGTATAACCATCGTTACTATTTACATAGTAAATTGCAGTCATTGCATTGGGGAATGTATGATCTAAGTGTGTCTTTGATGACGAGGGGAAGTCTGTTTTTAGTTGCAAGTTTGCTTTAATTTTAATTAGTGCACACGCATCTAATTCTACTAGCAGTGGCATCATAGCACGGTCTTGTACATACTCAGACTGTGGGAATCCATTGTTGTAAAACATGTGCACCATCTGTGATCGTGAGTCAGGATCACTTGACACTATTCTACGACAGTATGACCACGGAAATTCGTTACCCAACAAGAGATTATGAATTTCGTCTTGTTGATAATCGTCTATAAAATTATCAATGACCTTCATTTAGATATCGCCTGGTTTTCTATTCTCGGAATAGTATTCATCAAACTTCATCTTAGGATAGCGTGCTGCTAGTTTAAGTGTGTTGATATAGATTACTTCATCCATACGGATGTCTAGTGCAGCACATGCATTCTGTGCATACCACAATACATCACCCAACTCTTTAATAAGATGATCCTTTGTATCTTCATTCCAAGGTTTGCCTTGGTATTTTAATTTCTT